TGAAGGTATTGTATTTACCAATAGCAATATTACCTACTGCTGCAGTAAAATTCAAACCAAGACCAACAAACATAGTCCATTTATGTAAGGCTTCAAACACATCATCTGACCAATGTCTTTTTCCGTCTTTTCCAAATAAAGACTTTCTACCAGTTTTTCTAGCATACTTTTCTAGTAGTAATTCTTTAATCCATTTTTGAGCATTCGGGTTGTTCTTAAAAGAAGCATAAGATATGGCAGCATCAATAGCAGGTATTTGTTCTATAATACCTTGGTGTTTAAAGCCCTCTTGACTATCTAACCCATAGTTAAATACCATTTTATTTACATATGTAGTTAACGACCTGTGTAAATCAATGGTTGCACCAAAGCCAGAATTAAAAGAACGCTGACTTAAATATCTATCTATAACCTCTGGTTGAGTTATGTTTGAAGTGTCATCTGCTGTAACAATAGGGTTACCTATAGCATCTGTACCTTTTTCTACATATTGATTTGCTTGTTTAATTAGTTTCCTTAACTCTCTTCTTACGGCAATATCTGATTTACTTGTTCTTTTATTAGCTTGTCTTGCCATATATTCATTGATAATCTCACCCAAAGGTCTTGCTTCTGTTTTACCTTCTTCTAGCACATAAACATCTTTTAGTTTATGAGAGTAATTGTGCATTATATAAGAGGCCACAAGGTTTCTAGCAAGAGCCATTTCTGTTATAGAAGCAGTTAAATGGGGAACATAAGTCTTTCCTTTATCCTGTTCTTTTGGTAAAACAATATTACCATCTTCACCTATCTTTTGATTTAAATGATTCTTAACCATTCCAGTCATCTCCATAAACATCTCTCTATAAGCTAACTCTTCTTGTGTAAGTTTATCTTTTATAGCAGCTATTTCTTTATCATTCTTTAATCTTAAATGTCTTTTTACATATTCATTATCTGGAGTTAATTCTTCTTGTACAAAAGTTATGTTTTCAAATAACTTTCTGTTATAGTAGTATTTAATAACAGCTGGTCCAAATCTATATAATAAACGCTGTACTTTACTAAGTTTCTTTTTTAATAAAGCTTGAAAAGCTGTGTCCATTTTCTTATTTAACTTAGCCATATCTTGTTGATAAGATATTTCAGATTCACTAAGTCTATTAAGAACAGCGCCAACCTCAGCTCTTTCAGGGCTAGTTATATCTGGATTTAAATACATATCACCCCTACCAACATCTTCTCTTAAAGAATCAGGGTTTCTGTATTTTGCTTTAGCTGCCTCTAATTCAGATATCAATTTTTCTCCTAATCTATTTTTCTTTGCCTTACTTAAGTTATCATTAACAGCCTCTAAACCAATTTTAGCCCCAAGCACTTTAAGGAAGGCTTGATAAACCTTAGCTCTAGCCTCAGTGTCTAAAGGTCTAAGTTCATTTTTTATTATTTGCTCTAACTGTAAGGCAGTGTATTTATCTGACTCTATTTCTAATACACCAAATTCATTAGGTGATAAGTATTTAGCAGAAAGTTCGTTAGCTGTACGTAAATCTTGTTTATATTTTTCATGTTGTTCTAAAAGAAATTTTCGTTCTTTTTCACCTAAAAGAGATGCGTCTACTAGTTTTGTTTTACCCTTGTTAACATATTGTTGGAAAGTCATTTCTCTTTGGAAGTCTAAATAATCTGACATATCCTTAGACATGTACATATATTTAGACGCAAACTTACCGTTATAGTCTACTATCTTATCTCCATTTATAACTTCTTTTGCTTTGTATATATCACCCTCTTTCTTTACATATATTTTATTACCTGTATCTAAATCAACATGAGAGTATTCGTAACCTTCTTCTTTAAGACCTTCAACATTAACATCATCTTCTACTTGAACCTCCTCTGCAGAGTTTATATACTCTATATCTGTATTATGTTCAAGTAAGCTAGACTCACTTGGTAGTAACGAATCGTGTGTAAAGCTAGCTTCAATAGGATATAAAACTGTAGAACCCCCTTCTATTTGACTAACTTTATATATAGCTGTTACGCCATTAGACAGTTCTATAGATTTAACAGAACCACTTGGTATGTTACTAAGACCTTTTTGCACAGTCAATACACCATTTTCAGATGTTACTGTTCCATTGTTTTCTACACTTAATGGTTCAGCTTCTTGTCTTATGTTAAAGTTTACATAATCTTCTACTTGTTTTCTATAAGCTTCTGAAAGAAATTTAGGTCTTTGTTTTTTAACGTGAGACTGGCTTTTTTTAGATATCTTATTTGTACGACTACCTAAGTATGGTAGTATAGCATTAGGACCACTATGATTATTCATTACTAAATCCCATAATAATAAATAGTCTTGTACATATCTTGGTAAAGCATCAAAGTCTTTGGCAACTTGTTTTGCGTTTGCATTTCTTAAAGCGCTAGTAGGAACTAGATTTTTACTAGTAGACTTTTTCTTTACTAAGTTAGTTGGTGTAAACACATACTCACCATCTTGTTTAGAGACCTCAACAGGAGTAGAAGAACCTTTTTTATCTTTTCTTGTTATAAAGTTACTTTCTTTAGTCTCTTGTATTTTAAAATACTTGTTTATAAATGGGTGTTTAGCTACCTCTATTTGTTCTAAGTCTTGCTTAAGTATTGTCTTAATAGAAGACATAGAACCATAAGAGTCTATAAAGTCTTGAGAGTCTTGAAGTACCCTAGGCATAGCGTCTAAATTAATTTGATACGAACCGTCTTGAGCTAATCTCCAAGAACGAACTAAGCTTTCTACTTGTTTAATGTTTTCTTTTTTGTATTTCTCTACAATGTTATTATAACCCTGAGAGTTTGCTGGGTCCATTACCTCAAGCATTTTAGAACTTGCAGCAAGAGCATTTACATTTCTTCTTAAGATAGGGTTTTTAATATTTAAAGAGTTAACAAAGGTTGTGTATTGACCTTTGTCTATAAGTTCATTTAGTTCTTTAGGGGTCTTAATAGAGGTAACTAAGCCTGCAACATTTATGTTTCTATTCTTCATTAAAGAAACAATATCTTTCAATAGTTGTTTCTGTTCTGTGTGTGTTTCAGGTATAAAGCTCTCTAAGTTAATTAGTTTTCTTAAAGTCCAAGAAGGTGAGTTGTATTTATTGAAGTTGTAAAAAAGATTTCTAATTGCAACATCTTGACTACCATCTGCAACTTTACTAATATCTATATCAGAAACCTCACTAAGCTCTTTTACTTCTCCATTTACTTCATTTTTTATAAACTCATTTAAGGTGGTTCCATTGTTTTGAAAAGCAGACACTGCTCTTTTCATAAATGGAGAGTTAATTAATACTACAGCATCATTAAAAGAAATACCTCTCATAACAAGCTCTGTTAGTGGACCTACTGTTACAGAATTCATGTTTAATCTAGCTCCCCTACCTTTATTTGCTTCATCTAAGAATATGTTTAATATACGAGCTAAAGAAATCCACGCATTGTTATTATCTTTGTAACTACTTTGTAAAGCATTCTTACCTACATTAACTTTTAAATCAGGAACCTGAACATTATGCGTGCTTAATATCTTATGGAAAGTATTAATAGAAGCTGATGTACCTATATTACCTCTACCCATTATGTTAGAACGATACTTAAGGTTGTCACCTAAAAAGCTTAAATCATTTATGGTTGCCTCTATAGGTTTTAATCCAGCTTTTACAAGAGCTCTTTCTGCGCCATCTGCAAATGATTCAAAGTCAACAGCTTCTTGCATGTGTTCGATATTAGCAGAAAGGGTAAGGAAGTTAAACATCTTATCAAACGAATCATTGTATTGTTTAGCCTGTTTAGACCTACCCATTATATGTAAAGAGTCTCCGTCCATATCAGAACCTATAATATCAGATAGGTCTGAAGGTATTTGTACAACACTACCAGTTCCTCTAAATACAGATGTAACAACAGCTGGTATGTTATCTCCCATTTTAGAGTTAGGTATTCTAGTTAATATAATCTTATCTCCCTCTTTAAAACCTAAACTTGCATCTAAAGCAACTTCTGCAGGCTCAAGGTTTCCATTTTCATCTAACCTTGGTTTACCTTCTTTATCAAAATAACTTTGTAGTCCAGCAGATTCAGATATATCTCCTGTTTCTATCTCTGTTCCATAACCAAAGTCTGTTGTTTGGTAACCAACAGTACCAGAACCCTGTGGAGTTCTAATTCTTAATAACCTTTTCTTAACAATAGATATTATTTTACTTCTTAATATCTCTACAGAACCACTGTCGTAACTACCATCTTTTAATAAAGCCATTGCAGATTCTCCGTATATATCTACATCTGTTTCTTTTATTAACTCCTCTCTTAATTCATTAACAGCCTCTACACTAACCTCACCATTCCCAGACATGAACTTAGAAAATTTACTTAACTCTTTTTTAGAAAATATCTCTAAGCTCTCTAACACAGCTAAACCTTCAGATTGTGTTTCTGGATTAGATAGTAAATTTAAAATAAGTTGTTTACTTACTATTGATGTAGTGTGCTTTCTATCTAATTCTGTTTGAACGCCTAAATATTTTCCATCTAAACCATTAAGGTCCTTGTATTTAAATAACCTATCTTGATGTTCATTTAAAGCAAAGCCACCATCTTTATTTAACTCAACTAATTTGTTCATGTCAATTAATTGATTTTTAAACTTATTAGATTGAACTTTCATTGCAGAGCTAAAAGCGGCCATAGGAATCACTCCTTCTTTTTTTCTTAATTTTAATGCTTCAGCAATAGGTTTTAAATTAGGGTTTAATTCTAAAAATGAATTAGATAACACAAATGTATTAGTCTTTAAATAAAAAGGGTATCGCTTGCCCACCACACCCTCAAATGTTTTGTTATCTACGTTTTGTCCATAGTAAACAAACTTATGGTGATTACCTACATTTCTTCTACCCCCATAACTAGCACCAACTATTTGAGAGTCCTCTGGTAAAATAAACGACGGAGCATCTGTTCTGTTAATCTTTCTTGACTTACCATCTTTATCTTTTATGGTTAATGTTTCATCTTTTAACATCAAGGGTTCAAATCTTCTTCCGTGATTTACATTCATAGCAACAGAACCCGCTGCTCTTTTTATATAGTCGTCATTATTTTTAAAATATTCTGCCTTACCAATTAAAAGGTCTTTGGCATAATATTTGTTTATAGCATTGTTTAGGACTATTTGTTCTAAAGCTTTAGTGTTTTTAGCTAAAGACTTCAAAGAAGTGTCTTTCGAACCTTTAATTATTCTTTGTAAACCTTTTACATCTCTTTGTATATCAGCGTCTGTAAAATTAAAATATGCGTCTCCATTTGTAAACTTAACGCCATCTTGATTAAGCTTATCTTTAATAGCCCTAGCCTCTTCTAGTGTTAACAATTTAGTGTTAGTAACATGAAGGTTTATGTCTTTATCAGCCACAATAGATACTGACTGACTATATGTTTCATTACCATTAACTATAGCTTGAGCTATTAAGCTAACCTCTAGTATTGTTTTTTCATTAGCAGTTTCATTACCTGAGTCTATACCCTTACCAAGCACAACCGAACCATTTATTTGAGCTACATTAATCTTTTCTTCTCTATTAAGTATATAGTTATTAGTGTACACATTGTCACCAAACATATCTTTTATTTCTTCGTCACTCATAGATGGTAGTTGTTCTTCTACCAAAACATCTGCTTGATGTCTTTTAGATATAAAGTTTTTCTTATTACCTTCAGGTGTAAGTATTTGAGAAGAAAAATCACCAAGAGCTATCTCTGATGATAAGTATTGTGTAATAATATTTTGAGCCTTGTATCTATTAGAGAATTTTAGACCACCACCCTGATGAAGCTGTATAGTGCCATCTGCATTTAAGAAAACTCTAGCTTGAGTATTGATATTACCCTCTTTAATAACCCCAGACCTTCTAATCAACTTACCTATACTAATGATATCTTCTTTGGATATAAGCTCATCTTGTAAAGCTTGTTGTGTTTTTTCACTTGATTCCCAAGCTCTCCAAGCTTTAACACTTTCTTTGTTAAATCTTTCAGCGCTAAAACCAGCTTGCCAACCAGCTTTTTTGCCATTTAATTTATAAGTTTCAATCATACCATGGTCTTCTATTAATTGGTCAACCAAGGTTTTGTTTGTTTCCTTATCTTTAGTTACAAACTTATCAACAAAGTCTTTACTTATTAAGTCTACATTTATATCGTCCTTATATTCACTTAAATAATTATCTGTTAAAAACTTAATAACAGCTTTCTTAGATTCACTAGGATTCTTTGCTTCCTTTAACGAATCACTCAAAGTAATAATAGAAGATAAAAATTTTATTTTACTGATTTCTTGTGAGCTTAATGTTTTACTATCTTTAGGTTTATCAACAGTTATAGACTGTCTAAATCTTTTTTCTATATCTGTTTTTATAGTGCTAGCATCTACACCAAATGTTTGTTTAATGTTTGTTATAACTTCTCCTTTCTTATTTTTAAATACATTTATATTATGAAAGTTTATTTGTTTATAAGAAGAAAACTCATGGTGGTAATCTAAGATTGGACTAGCTAAACTCATACCTTCTGATGCATACACCTCATTCATATAAACAAAGTATCTAGCTAACAACTCTTCTTCTCTACTTAAAAGCTTAGGAGACAAAGTTAACGCTCTTATGTTATCATTAATTTCTTGCTCAAAACTTTTAGGGTTGTTTCTATATTTAAAAATTTTGTTGTACAAGGATGACTTTATCTGTCCGTGTGTTACAGGTATACCCTGTACACTTTCTCCTAACTTAATATAAGAAGATATATCTTTACCTATCTTTTCGTTTACCCCATTTCTGTTGTCAAAGTCAAATAAATTGTACTCATCTTCTTCTAATTCTTGTTCTGTTGAACCAATACTTTTTTGAGCATTACTAAAAGCAAGTACTTTAAAGGCTGTATTTAAAATATCATTTCTATTGTTGTTGTAGTGATTTAATTCATTGCTACCTTCTGGGTATAATTCTTTTATAAAAGAGTTTACTTCTTGTCTGTTTTCAGATATAAAAGTAGACACAGATTTTTTACCAGCTACAGTTAACATTCCATCTTTAGTTCTATATAAAGGACCTTGTAGTTTATTATCTAATTTAGACTCTTGTTTTAAGGTTTCTAAATAACCTAATATGTCTGAGGATATTTGATTAGTTAACATAGTAGAGTTTAAGTCTTCTACGTGAAACATTTTATCACTACCCAGTCTATCTCTTCTTATATTATAAGCAGGTCTTTCTTTTCTAGAGTCTTTTATGAGGGTGTCAATAACATTGTCTAGTTTAGTAAGCTCTGCATTACCAGTGTTCTCTAGTATAGTCTTAGATTCTTTTTTAGTAAACCTACTTTTTATCTTAGAATAAAACCTTTTAGCTATATTATCTCTTTTCTTATCATCTTTTTTTAATATATCCCCATTAGTTTCTTGAGCTTCTGTTTTAGACATAAGGTCTACTATTACCTCTTCAAGAATAATTCTTTGTTCTACATCTGGCAATAAAGTAAAGCCTAACTTCTTTGCTTCTGGTTTTAAGTATTCTAAATAACCATTTATTGATTTATCTGCACTATCTGTTTGTTTTGCCCAAGCAGTAAAACTTAGGATGCCGTCAAACTTTATTAAGTCATTAAGAGTTTTTACTACACCATTAGAGTCTTGTAACAATAATTGATTAGTGTAACTAGGGTTAGACATCTTCTTTTTAAACAAAGGTTGGTTAACAACTAACTCAATAGCTTCTTTTATTATAGGATTAACTACCCTATTTCCTTTGCTATCTACTTTATATGTACCATCTTTATTTGTTTCATACCACATTTCATTTACATAGATGTGATTAAGCTCATGGAATATAGTTTCTTGTGTAGCAGTATTGCTGTTTAAATAAATACTTAAACCTTGAGCCATACCATAATATTTTTTAGAATCGTCTGTTCTAAACATATAGTCAGCCACAACAGGATTAATACCTTTTTTCCTGAGCATTTTTATGATAACCTTTTCCTGTGCTATATTTCTTTCTGCTGGCTTACCAGACATAGCTTTTTCTACTTTACCTACAGAACCTAGTTTTAATGATGTGTTTTGTAATTCTGCTTTTTCTTTTTCAAGAGTTTTAATTGTATCAGTTCCAGTATCTCCCTCCCTAACAAAACCATATTTTTCTATTGCCCTTTTAGAATATAGTCTATTAACATCTGTTATTGATTCAGATAAAGTAAAGTTTTCTTTTAAATTAGATGCAGAGTCAAGAGACCTGTTTAAAGCATCTGACATGCTTTCATTTTTTCCTTTATTTACTTCTATAAGAAGTCTATCATCTTTACCATTTCTTTCAATTACTTGACTATCAATTACATTACCCTTTTCATCATAGCTAATCATAACTGTAACATCATCACCCTTTTGTTTGCCCTTATATATTTCTCTCTTATTAATACGCCCTTCCATTTTTAAAGGAGCTTTAGTAGGAACTATCTTACCTAATGGTTGCTTACCTTCTTTAATTTTTTTTATCTCTTGGTCTATCTCTGTTATTCTTTTTTTAGCACCTTCTCTTTTCTTATGCTCTTGAAGTAAAGGCTCAATGGTTTTAGTGTTTTCTGATAAAACAGCTATTTCTTGATTTGTAAGAGTTTCTCCAGCTATTTGTTTACTAGCTACGTGTCTTAATAAAGGAGCAATAGCATTACCCGTGTTTGTCCAAAACTTAAGAGCGTCTTTTAACTGCTTGTTATTTAATCTACTTTTTTTATTAGTTAAAGGGGCAGATTCTTTTTTATTAATTCTTTTTACAGAGTCTAATGTTTTTTTATCATTAGTCTCTTTCATAAAAACTTCTGATGCTTTTGTAAAACTTTCTCTAGTCCCCTTTGCTTTAGTCTCAGTAGCAGGAGCTTGTTCAACAGCAGTTGGTGTAGTGACCTCTTTTTCTCTAGCCATAGTTTCTCTCATTCCAGCCTGCTTAGCACTTAAAGCTTCTTTTTGGTTTATTACATTTTGCTGCTCTAAAGTAAACACCTCTTGCATAGCGCCTGTAATACCTTCAATGTCTTGTTGGTAAGCCTGATTGGTTTGAAGTTGTTCTTGTTTTATAGATTCTATTTGAGCGTCAATAAAATCTTTTCTGTTTTTATACTCAGGCTGTTCTCTTTTACTTTCCCATCCTTGTATTTGTGATTCATAAAAATCATTACTATCAGCTAGCTCTTCTCTAGAGTGTCTCATTACATGGGATAACTTAACTAATTGTTGTCTACCCCTAGGGCTTAGTGGTGATAAAGATTTTGGAGCAAAACCCATTTGAGAAAAAGAATCTGCCATAGAGTCCATTGTCTCAATTAAATGTTTTCCTTCTTTTTCAGTTATTCTACCTGCTGCAACTTCTTTTTCTATGTTAGCTTTACCAAGGTCTTTCTCTCCATTACCTATTATATTAGCAATAAGGTCTTGTTTGTATTGTTCGTGTTTATGTATTTCTGATTCTGCTTTGCTATCTATACCGCTTTGAAAACCTTTTTGTCTTACTATTTCAGCGGCTTTAGCAAATACCATTGAAGAGCCAGTATCATCAGTTAAAAGGGTGCTTTCTATCTTTTCATCTAAAGCAAAGTTTCTTTCTGCAGCAATATTAATACCATCTTTAAATGCATTATAAACAACACCAGCACCACCACCAATACTTCCCATAGCAAAAGATATAACCCTTGTGTCTGCAACTTCTGGACTATTATAATACTCCCAATAACCAACATCATAATCTTCTCCTGTTGCCTCAGCCACTCTTTTATTAACTCTCCAGTCTTGATAAACCTCTTGTAACTCTTCAAGTTTACCATCACTGACAACAACACCAGAGCCTATTAAAAGGTCTGAAGCTGCATTTTTAAAGTTAACACCTGATTTAAGTTTTAATTTACTACCTATTGCGCCAACACCTTTTGTTAATATACTATATTGAAGACCATCTACAATTATCCATTTAGCATTGTCTTTCATTACATTCCATCCAGCCATTGCTGCTTGGTCTTTTGTTGCTCCACCTTTTAATGCGTCTCTATAACTTTGACCAGCAAGCATGGCTCCTTCAGCAAAGTTACCTCCTATTGCTCCTCCAAAAAACTGAGCAACATCTTCTCCTTTAATAACTAATCTAGAAGCATTACCCCCACCTTTATTACCAAAATATTTAATATTTTTTGTTAATTTGTCTGAACTAAATACAGTGGCTTTACCAAATTTAGTAGAGTTCGCCAATCCTCTAGCCACCTTAGCTCCACCTGAAGCTGGTATTAAAAAGGTTAATAAGTTAGGAATTTGTTTAACTAACTTAGTATAGTAAAACTTAGGATTAAGTAATTGTTTATAAGAACCTTCTTCTAATCCAGACATATCTATTTTATCGTCCCAGCTTTCCATTTCTTCACCTAAGCTTCTTAAGGCCCCAGTAAAAGAAAGGTCCATATCTACCCCAAGTAGTGGGCCAAAATCTAAAGAGGCTGCACCAAGAGGAGTGGGAGCAACATCTCCAAGTTGTTTTGATGCATAATCTGCTACATCCCCTTCATATCCAGCAGACTCAAGACCCTTTTTATAAGCATAACTTGTTAAGTTTGTTGATGTTGAATTAAGCCAATCTATAGTATCAGCAAACCCAATTAAAACTTGTCCAGTACCAGCAGCAAAACTTCTTAAGAATTCTCCAGCTACAGAGTAATCTCTAACAGATATGCTAGAATTATAAGCTGCAGTTTTAGCTATCTCTCCAGCTTCTTGAGGAAGCTCCATAAAGTCTAACACATTAGTTCTTTGCTCATATTCTTTCATAAAAGCTTGACCTTCTGTGTATCCCATATAAGGCTGAGGTTCTTGTGGGGGTGCACCAAAAGCAGATTTATCAACAAAACCATATGTCTGTTGTTCTCTTGGTGCAGCAAAGTTTTGTGTAGGCACATTAGAAACATTTACATCAGGCGATGATGTTTCTGTTTGCAATCCCTTGTCGTATAATTCCACCCCCTCGCTTGGTGTATCAACGCCTATAGATTTTGACTCTCTTAGTATTTTTTTAAATATAGACATAAGTTATTAATTCTCTTTTCTTTCTCCATATAATAAATATCCCATTCTAATTCTTTCTGTATTAACAGCTAACTCTCTTAAATCTCTTTCAGTGGCTCCTTGTTGGCTTAATATATTGTAATAAGCATCATAGTCATAGTTTTTTAGAGCATCAATTAAAGACTTTTCATCAGGGTCTGTTGTACCCATAAAGTCTTTAAGGACTTGGTAAGGGTTTTGTTGCTCATGGTTTAACATAGCTGTAGCCATTAATAAAGAGCTGGCATTTAAATCATCTTCTGACATGTTTTCAGTTCCTAAAATTTGACCTACATATGGGTCTAAAGATGGAACTAAAGCATTTACATTTTCTGGTAGATAATCAAATCTTTCACCTGGAACATATCTATAAGTCTTAGGAGCATTAGCTACATTTTGTTTAGCAGTGTATTCAACCTTTCCTAAAACCTTATCTATTTTTTGCGCCACCCTAGGAGACTCAAGATTTAACTTCATGTATCTAAAGTCATCTGGATTAAGACCTAGTTGATAGCCATCATTCTCACTAAAAGACATAACCATAACAGCAGTTTTGTTTCTATCTCTAAGATTTTCATTTTCATCTAAATCTTCTATTGACATTAATTTTGTTTTACCGTCATCTAATTTAACCTCAAACATTAATTCAAGAGCGTTAACACTCCAATTGTCATTAGGATTAAACCAGGCATCATTATCATCTTCTACGCCAGGAGGTATAAGATATCCATCTTCATCATATACACCACCAGCACCAAGGTTTGATTGCATAGCTGTTAAATCATCAAAGTCTACTTTACCATTTTCCATATTAGGGAAAAACTCTTTTGCTATAGCCATTTCTTCTCCTCCTAATATTTGTTGACCATATAATCTTTTGTTTCTTCCACTTTCAACATTGTAAGGTTGAATCCAAGTTAAGTTTTCTAAATTAATTAAAGCCGAATTATTAGCTGGGTCTGACCAGAATCCATCAAAGTTACCTTGATAACCACCATTTATAGAATTAAATATAGATTGTATATTACTACTATAACTTTTCTTAGAAGCTTGTGACTCTGATAAGCTTTTCTTAGCTGTACTTATTTGGTCTGGTCTAAGTTGGCTGTTTTGATAAATTAATAACTCTTGATAATATTCTTCAGGACCCCTACCATCTGCACCAAACTGTATCCCTGTGTCTATTAAATAGTTATGCAAAACTCTACTGTAATTATCTTCACCATTTGGATTGGCTTTGTTTAAATAAGCTTCTGCTGGACTGTTAGCATTTTGAAATTCTTCTTCAGTGGGAGTAAGTAACTTCATGTATGAACCACTCCAAGTAAAAGAATCTATGTCACCAACTTTCCATTTAAGGTAATTTTCTCTATCTCTATTAGATATTAAAGTTGCATCTTCATCAGACTGGTCTAAATACTTAACAAGAGAACTGTGATTGTTTCTTATTATTTGAGCTTCTTCACTATTTAAAATAGAGTCTCTATATTCATTTATGTACTGTCTTCCACCTCCCCTCATAAAAGCAACTATATCATCATTGTACATATTAAGTTGCTCCTTTAACTTTGCTTTAGCATCTTGTTCTATAGTTTGCATTTTTTCCAAATCACCTGGTCTATAAAACTTAGATAAATATTCTGCTTGCTGTGTTATATTAGCTATCCTAGCTTCAGCAGCTTCTTCATTTTGTTTTTGTAACATTTGATTCTTAGCTTGTAGCTCAAATGTTTTTAACTTAGTTTCCATCGCGGCATTAGCTCTCTCTCTCCCTTGTTGAGCCATTGAGTTCCAATTACCTATAATATTTAAATAATCTTGTGCCATATTAACTTTCTGTATTTACAAATAATGCCGCATCATCGTCAGCGTCACTACCTGTATTTGTTGCTGTTGTTGTAAGTCCCATGTTTCTTGCCCACTCATTCATATATGGTTCCATTTGTTTCATTTGTTGGGCGTATGTTAAATCACTAATAGCACTACCTATTAATGACGAGCCTAAGCCACCATATAAATTTGATTTCCTTAAAGATTCTTTGTATGCCATTTCTCTCCCTATAGCGCCTTGTTCTGCTTTAAACTTTTCTTGAAAGGTAAGCATTTTTCCGTAAGCTTCCATATTTTGTCTCTGCATTTTTGCATCTATTTCTCCCATCTTTATTAATGCATTAACTCTATTTGTATTTAACATACCCATATTAGATAAAAAAGTTCCCCTGTTTCCACCAGAAGCTCTTAAAACATTTTTAGCACCTAAGGTATATGCATTAGATAAATCAGTTCTTATAGAAGCTTTTTCTGCAGCAGTCAAACCACTTTCTGACAACTCTTTAGACTTTTGCATATAAGCTTTAAAAGAATCAGACAGTTCTTGGTTTTCCCCTATAGGTATATCTTTCATAGCCTTACCTAAGCCAATTATCCCAGCTCCAGCTTTTAATGCTGTAACTACACTTCCTAACTCTTCACCCATCCTTTTATCTTTATTAGCATCTGAATTTGCTGGTTTTTTATTACCATCAGGAGGAGGAGGGGTAGTTAGGGTTTCTTCAAATTTTTTATAAGCATTTTCATCTACTTCAAAATCTCCTATAGGTGCAGTTTCATAATATGTTGTTCCATCTTCGTTTACTTTTTCATACTGCCATGAAAATGTTTTAGGGTCCTTAGCGTCAAAATAAACTCCAGGTTTTTTAACTTTTTTAGCCTTACCTGTATAACCAGACTCATCTCCTTTAGGGTCATAATCTTCACTTACATATTCACCTTGGTCTAGATAGCCTCCAGTTATAGATGAGACCCCTGTTTCTGTTTCAGGATTTACTTTAGATTCATATACAGTATTTAAAACATCTTTCTCTTCTTGTTCAAAATTTTCTAAATCAAAGTCTTTAATAGCTAAATCAACAAAATTATCTGCTAGAAAAGTTTTGTTAGCATCCATTACCTCCGAATATGTTGATGCGGGCTCACCTTCTTTTATTAAATTTACATCCTTAAGTAACTCTGGATGATTTTGTTTCATGTGAATTTGTAATTCAGCTATATTACTAAAGGCCTCAACCCCATCTTTACCATAGTAATAAACAGTAGCGTTTTTTCCTGTATCATCTCTATTTGGACCTAAAGCTTTAAAGTAGTCACCCACTTGAGGTTTAGGTTCCTCAACTTTCATGTCATCATATAGATTTGATATAACAAGCTGGTGTGTAAGTAATTTTGGTTTTCTACCAGATTGTGGACTACCTGTGGGTTTTGATGGATGTCCATCTTCTGTCATCTCTTTTATGTTTGAGCCTCCTGTAGGGAGTGTATAATTTTCATTATCAATAATTAAACTTGGCACAAATTTAGACCCTGAAAAAATATATTTTACACCTTCAAACTCTTGGTCACCTTCATGCTCTCCAAACCAATAATAAGTCTCACCAGTAGACGCTATAAACTCTGAATAAATATGTTTACCAATATCAGGGTCATCCTTAAAAGCCTTTAATTGCTCTTGGCTAAAATTACCTGTAGGACTTGCTCCTAAACGAATTGCAATAGCTGCTGGTCCGTTGTCTACATTACGGTATGCGTTCGTTACTCCTGTCTTACCATCAAGAGTTTTTGTATTCGTTGCCTGATAGAGACCTGTTTTAGGATTTTTAAAATTTCCTTGAATATCACCTCTAGAATCTAAAACCCATTCATTTGTGGTGTTAACTCTAGCGTCATAGTCGTCAAGAACTCTAGAAACATGTAATGCTATTGCATTTAACTTTTGAGATTGTTCTACATTAGTTACATCATATTTATCTAATTCTAATTTTTCTTTTAGTTGTTGGTAAAAATATTTATTAAATTCTTCTGTATTTTTCCTAGGAGAATTATCAGAAGTTAAGTATTCGTATTTTTTTAATTTTTCTTCTCTATTTGGGTCATCTTTATCTGGATAAGGGGCGTCATATATTTCTTCTAAAATAGCAGTAGTAGCAATATTTATTTCTTCTTTTAATTCAGCTTTTTCTTCTTTGCTCAGTACAGATTTTTGATATTCTCTTCCTCCAGAAAGAGAGAAAAAATCATCTATTTTTTTATTTATTAAACGATTATTATAATCTATTTTATTTTTATCTTCAGGCATATTATCTACTTTTACGCATTAATCTGTTTACCATTTTCTGAACATTTGGGTTTACTATACCACCTCTAGCAAAGCTAACACCACCTCCTGCTTGATTCATTTTAGACAAAATAGGTCTAAACATTTCTGTAGACTTTTTGTTTATAACAGCTTCACCCCCTTCTAACTCAACTACCTCTCCACCAACATTAAACTTAACACCTCCTTTTTCGTGGCTTGGTCCTTTAACCATACCTCCACCTTTTAGTGCGTATTTTAAATACTCTGGTCTTCTTTTGTTTTTAGAAGGAACCCTTGTTCTTACATTTCCTCCTGCGCCATATTGTTGAGATAAATATCTCTTATAAGAGTCTGATAAGAATGGCATAACATCTGGGCTTATCATTCCCCCTCTAGCCATAGAGTACATAAGGCCTTCTTCTGGAACATCTACTGGTTGCTCTTGAGCTAAAACTTCTGTTGAAAAATCAGAACCCATAGGGTTGTCTACCATTATGTCTTCTTGTTTTCCAATTTCTTTTAATTCTTTTCTAGCGTCTTTTCTCATTTTTTTCTTTTTAAACCCTTCAAATAAAGTTTTTCCAAATTTAAGAACAGCTCCTGGAATATCGCCAGATATTAAATCAACACCAGCATCACCCATATCAACAGCATAATTAAATACATCTCCAGCATCAGACTTTTCTGCTAACCTCTCTAATCTTTCTTTTTCAGTTTCTCCCTTTTTAGCTTGTCCCATATTTTGCATATCTCCTGCAAAACTTTGCAAACCAGCAATATCTTCTTTTCCCTCATCACTAGTTAAATATTCACCAACACCTGTTTCTTTAAAGTCTGAGAAAAAACTAGCAACATCTCCAAATATACCACCATCATCATATTTCTTTAATAAACCCCCTCCCCTTTTTTGTGTAGGAAAAGCAGTTTTAAGAAGATTATCTATTTCTTCTTTTTCAGAACCCGTAACAACTCTAGAGCCTTCTGGACCCTTAAGTTTAGTTCTTTTATTACTTACAGTAAATTCTGTATCTGGCCCAAACTCGGAAGAGTTCATAGTGTAAAAATCTTTTCCAGCCAAATTCTTTGCAAATTTTTTTATTTTAGATTTACTGTTAGGTCCAAAGATTAATGGGGTCTCTCCAATAAGAGGTGTTTTTGATGTAATAAAATCTCCAACCTTAGTGTCCTTAAATGGTTTACCACCACCTAATAACTGACCTACACCAGTTTCTTCAAATGACTTTCCACCTCCTAGTGCAGTTCCTAGCTTAGTGTCTTTAAATTCTTTTCCTTTTCCAAAAAATTGACCTAACTTAGTATCTTCTAATTTTTTATCACCCTTTAAAATATCTTTTGCGCTATCAATAAATGTATTAAGGGCTTCTTTAGCAGAATCTAAATTACCCATATTTAATTGTATTTCTTCACCAGGTATTATTAAATCTGGATTATTTTCATACTGTGGATTTAGTTTTAAAATATCCTCAACAGTCATGCCGTATTCTTCTGCTAACTGTGATAAAGTGTCACCTTTTTTTACTTTATACTTTTTTGATTTTTTATCTTTGTCGTTACCGTTTGCCATTTTTATTTTTTTTAAATTCTTGAAGCCCTAAAGAAAGGAACTGCGGAGAATATATTAAACTTTTCATTTTTAATTCTATCGTACCCACTTGGATGTTCATTATCTATTGCCCACCCCATTGTCATTCTTACAGTAGCGTACGTACCCCTTGTTTTACCCCCTTGATTAACTTCTAAGCCATTCAAACTTCTCATTGGTGCAAAATGTAAATTATCCCTTACAGTGTACCAATTTCTATTTCCACCTGGTTCTAAATTATCTATACTAGAATAATTTTCTCCCAATATGTTTGTATCATTTTGAATGATTGGTGCTGTATTTGCAGAACCCTCAAATGCAAATTTACGAAAATAAATATATCTCGTTCCTTCAAGTGTTTCAGAGTTCATTGATAACTGTATTTTGTCAAATATTTTACTTTCAGTTGGGGCATCATTTATAACCATTTCAATCTCAAAGGGCTCTTTATATACAGGAAGAACACCTTGTTGTTCAGTATCTTGTTCCCATATATAATAATCTACATCTCCAAAGTTTAAAAACTTTGCAGGAAAAGAGTCTAATTCAGAGTTAGGAAATTCTTCATATCCATTTGACATGTATATTTCATCTAATCCATTATTCAAAGAGCTTGCGTCATCAACATTAGTTGAGTATTTATTATACACATTGTAAAGTCTACCATGATGATTAAAATAATGTCCTGCTGCTTTAGAAATAAAACTAGTAAAAGCGCCTAAGTTTTCATTAAACACAATAGTTTCTGGCGGTAAGTACACTCCTTTATCACTAAACATAGTTGTTAATAAAACCTCTGAATGTTCAGGGTCAAATCCTATAGATACGCCACCTAAATCTTCTTCTTGAATACCTTGATATATAAGTAGTTTATTTATATCATAAGTTGGAGAAGGAGGTAGCGCTTCATTTGTATAAGTTCTAATGGTCAAAGGGTTATCATTTAAAGTTCTATTTTTATTTTGATTAAAATAATTTTGCATAAAAGAATTTTCACCTAAAGACATTACGCCAAACTTACCCTTTTCGCCTCTACCTAGTCTTAAAAACTTACAATTATCATCATCGTAAAAATACGCTGCTTTATCAGAAACAGCTAATCCATGAAAATGTTGCGAACCATACACTTCACTTATATAGTCATATCTTTCTAATATATTATCAGTTCCAGTTTGCGCTTGTATAGCATTACCATCTTCTGCTTGAATTAACACTCTAGGGTTAATACTTAACCTACTAGTTCCATAATACTGCAAAGCGTACATTTCATTAGATAACATAAACATTTGCGTAATAGGACCTTTCTCGTAATCTAAATCTTTTATTTGGTTTACAGGAAAAATTGAATAATTATCATCAACCTCACCTGGTATTTTTTGTTCAGAAAAAGCTATCATTGATGGCCAGTGATTAACTTCTTCAAAATCTATAGGTTTTGTTTTATAAGCCAATCCATTGTTTTCAGAATCAAAAGATTCATTATACAAATATTCATCTTCTATAAACCTTGGTATAGAATCACTATTATTAGAGTAATTCCAACCATGTCTAAGTTCTAAATTAAAATTAGTTTCCAAAGGAACCATAGAGGCAAATAACACACAAGACTCATCTTCTCCGTTTGTGCCTGAACTAGGTTTAAATGTTTTCTTTAATTTGTGATAACCAATGTAAGTATCTCCACCAAATACAGCATTACCATTTTCACCAACATTGTTTTGTCCAACTGCATCACCAGGGTTTTGAAAATTAAATACTACAGGTCTAAATTGTCCTGTTGATTGAAATATATTTCTAGAGAAATCCCCTTCTGTAAATCCGCCATACATAGTTTCTTTACTTTGAGCCCTTACTATTGACGCGATAGTAACCTCTGGTGAAAAATTACCGCCTGGATTACCTTCACCACCAGCTTTTGATACACCTATTCTTCTTGTAATTCCTTCTGAATAATTATTTGCTGCTAAGTTCTGTCTAACCACAGGCATTCCTCCTGGTTTTTCTAATACAATACCAATAGTTTTAGAATTGTGAGCATATGCTCTATTGGCTTTTTGAAAATAATCGTTTTGACTCTCTTGGTCATTAGCTTGTCTTTTATCAAAGTTTGTTTGTGTTGGTGGGTACAACTCATGAAAGTGATGAGCATTTCTAAAACTAGGAGAATTTCCTGGTATATTACCTGAATTTATTTCTTGTTCTGGATTTAATATTTGAGCATAATGTATTTTAGTTTCAAAAAATTGACCTGGCTGTAAACCCTCTGAATTATTAAAAGCAAAAAACTCTGATATATTTGGGTTGTTTATATTAAAACTATTAGGTGCGTCTGGATTAGATAGGTTCACATAAGGTAATCGTAAAGCCTGTTGTTGGCTTGCTATATTAAATCCAACGCCAGTTCCCACAGAGTCATTGAATTCTCCGCCTGTTCCAACTGTTGTATCTCTCATAACATATTGGGGGTAACAAGATATTCTTTTAGAATAGTATTTAGTAAAATACCCTACATGTTTTTCTACATTATCATCATTACTAACAAGGTCGTACTGAGAACTAAATCCATAATTATTATAATCATTACCAATAATATTCTGAAATATACCATCATCTTCAAAGTCATAATAGTTTTGAGCGTCATCACTAAATTTATAATTCCAAGTTCCTGTTTCGTATTCTTGTTCATTAAATTGAACAGGGCTGTTATTTAGTTTGTCTTTACTTACAACACATGAAAACAAATTTAATGATTTAGGTTGTAATGTATACGCTGGTAAATTTTGATTTATATCTGAAGGGTTGTATAAATGGTCAGCTAAATCTATAGATAAAAACTTTTGTATACCTTCTGTATCAGTTTCTCCATTTGCATCTATTAAACGAACATTTTGTTTCAAACAAAATCCTGACTCTGTAAGTTTTATTCTATCAGAAGATGAGAAATTATAAACAAAATCTCCATCACTACACACATCTGGAGAATCTAGTGTGTACACCCTTGATGCGTTATCACCTTCCCCATTAAATCTTCTGTAGTCTTGTTTTTGTCTTAACTCTGTCCACAAAGGAAATGTGCTATTACCCAACTTACCGTCTAACTCTGAATTACCAAAGCTGTCATTTTTATAAGCTATTGCTCTTGAAAATATACCAGAAGTAACTATACTTCTATTGATAGAATCTCTAGGAACTCTAACTACAGAGTATCCACCTATTTTACTAGTTGTTGCTGAAGATAGTTTAACCTCAAAATAAGGATATAAAACACATCCTTTTACACCTTCTTTATTTATATAATCTCCAATATTTTGAAATCCACGGTCTTTAGCACTTCTAGCTGTTTGATAATAATACGGCCATTCATGTTTAAATCCAGTTATTTCCCCATTTTCACTTGTTGGGTTATATATAGGTGTTACATATTCTGCACTGTGTTCTGGCATTCTAATGTCACCTATAGGCTTTATAAACATAGGTGCGCCTAGTTTATCATAAAAAAGTAATCCAAATCTATATATCTCGCCTCTTCTATACCCTACATAGTTTGAGTTGTATAAAGGATTAGAATAGTTATTATAATAATTATTTTGACCTGCAGGTAAATTATAGTATGGAGGTAAAGCTTTTATTCCACTAGATTGAATTAACCTAGAATCTCTATCTAAATCAATAGGAAATGTGCCATCAGAAGATTCTTCACTTAATATTCTAAAAGTAACTCTTATTCCCTCAAGCTCACCATCATCATTAGGTTCGTCAAAACCTTTACTTTGAGCCCCAAATATTCCTCTTTGTTGTTGAACACCTAAAAGCTCTCCATTGTATAAAGCTGAATTATTTGTAGGACCCTTTATATATCTAAACATAGGAACAAAATTGGTGCCTTCAACAATATATTCATCAACGTATGCTCCTAGGTAAGCCTCAGTTATTTGCTCCACAGGAAGGGCCTGTTGGTTTTCGGGATTAACTATAACTCCAGCTGTAGAGTATAATAAGTCGTTATACAAATGTGGGTTTCCAGTATCAACATTATGGGGTTGATTTTCTTTATTATACGATACAACTCTAAAATCAGTATCTATACTTTCTATACTGTTACTTAAATTACCTACAAATAATCTATTATCTTTAGTTTCTAAAGCTTGACAAGTGTCCCAACTAACTTGGTTGTCATTTAACTCTGCCAATGGAACCTCACCTATTGGCTCTTCAGTTCCTGTGTGACTCCAAAATACAACATTCTCGTCATCATTATCATTTACAGAAGGTACGGGGTATTCATTAAAAATTATTCCAGGACCAGCTGGAGCATTGTTTTCATAAGGAACAAATATTAATTGTATTTTAGCATACCTTGTGTCTAAGTTTCTTATTTCACCTGTCATAGTTTTTCCTGTAGATTCTTCTGACTTGGCTCCTTTTATAAAAGGCCCTTCAGTAGAAGAGGATGTTTTAGGTAAACTTGCTGGATTACTTAGTGGCGACAGCTTACTAGTTCTTCCATCTACAGTCTTATATTTAAAACCATAAGAATAAGCCTTTGAGCTTAAATTACCGCCTTCTAAAAATCCAGTTACTTTTGTAGGCGCAAACACAGCTGGTGCAAAAATATTAAAATACTCAGGTGTATTAAAATAAGGTGTGTATAGTATTGGGTCTAGTCCAACATTCATAGTTTTTAAGGGAAACAATCCATCTGTAAAATATATTCTCCTTGTTTTTCCAGATTCTTCAGAACCTGTTATTTTTATTTTTTTTCCTAATGTAAACTCTAAGTTACCCGTAAAATAAATAGTATACAAAGTACCTAGTTCATCAAAGGGTATAAAGTCCCCAAAACCATCTAGTCCATTTCCATTTAAAGTTCCATCTGCTGCCTGTCTTACTTTTATAACCATATCACATGCTATTGGACTTCCAGCCTCAGCTTGTAGAGCTCCCATTAAAGGCCATTTAGCTAATATAATTAATTGGTCAGAAAAACTATATGTTCCCAACACTTGTATTCCTGGTTGACTTGGTGAAAAACCAATACTTTCTGCAACTTGTTCAAAAACACTTAATCCAGTTGGTGATAATTCTGCGCCATTAATTACAGTTGAATTAATTGGTGTTTGCGCTAAAGTGTTATAATAATCTGTTAAAGCATTCACTATTGATGTTACTAATGCTTGTTGAAACGCTAAAGCTAAGTTATAAGCAATAATTTCTTCAATGCCATTACCTGTAGGAACTGGCACTGGAGGTAAAGAGGCTATTAAACCTTGTTGCATTAAATCTTGATTAGCTATAGAGTAACTACCCGTTCCAGTCACGGTAACAGAAAAGGAAGATACATAATCTGAAGAATCTTCTGTGTTTATAAACACCCAATTTGTTGTTGTTTGAGAATTTCCTATATTTCCATTTACTGTAGCTGTTGCTAAAATACCATTTTGAGATTCATTTATAATACCAGCAACCAAATTATCTACATCAAAAGGAACATTCATTTGGTTTGTTAAAAGATAAGCAGTAGTAATGTCTTCTGTAATTTCTATAGTATTACCATCTACTGTTACTAACTCTATTGTAACACTAACTGGATTGTCATTACCAGCTATAAATTGTGTAAACTCACCTGGTATTTCAATAGGCCCCCATAAATCTTCTAAACTTGAATATTGTGGTGGCCACTGATAATTCATTTCATTTAAAACATCACCTATAGTATTTATTACAGTCTCACCTTGTGTCCAAGCCTGTGTATAAGAAAGAGTTTGAACTCCATTTACAAAACTAGATTCACCTCTAAATGTTAAAGCTAATCTATCACTAGGATAGGGTTGTACACTTACATTGTCACCATCTAAACTAGTAACCCTTGCATTTTTTGCATATCTATAAGAATCTTTTGACTGCATAGATTTCTCTAAGTCAGACTTCATTCCTTTAAAAAACGTATTTGGTTTTCCTTTTGTTGGCATTATACATTAAGTAATCCATTGTTAGACTTGATAGGAATCAAAGTGTTCCATATTTGAGCTGCTTTTTTCATTTCTGATGGACTAGGCATATTGTCATTTCCTCTTGCTTGGGCGCACAACCTAGACCAATTTCTTTCTAAATCAACATAAATATATCTTTGTAACTTACCGTTCCAATAATCTCTCGCCTTATACTTGTACATTAAATATGCAGATACAGCATCTTCATGGTTTGCTGCAATCGTAGGGTATCCTTCGTCATCTGTATCTACGGCGTAATAAACTATAGTTACAGAACCAATGTCATTTGTAGAAACATTTAAAGTATCCTCTGTAAAATAAAACATATTTTGTTTATCTACATCAGAAGGAAAAGTAGCAGAGCTTTGTTCTAAATAATCATTATTATTACTACCACCTTTTTTAACATCTATTATACTTAAAAAATCATCAGGTAAAGCTGCTTGTTTATTTGTTATAGTTAATGTTTCTGTTTTTTTAACAAAAGTTTTATAACTTCCTATTTTTCTTTCTGCTTCAAAGGCCCATTCCGCAAAGGCATTAAAGTTTCTAGAAGCATCAGGTATGTCCATGTTCCTAATAACATTAGCAACTACTCGTTTTACACTTACACGTTTTCCAGCTTGTCCGTTCATATTAGTATTCTCTTATTTCTTTAATAACATTTTTAAATCTAGACAAAGGAAGAACCTTACATTTTTTAAACTTACCTGGTCTTAACCACACTAATTTGTTGTAGTAATCATTTAATATAGGAACTTTATATTTAACTATTTCTCCTGTTCTTTCACTTTCTGCTATATCAAGTCTAATATGAAAAGCTCTTTTGTTTTTACACTTTTTCATATAAACAGTTCCAAAACGATTAGGAAGCCTAACTTTATCTCTGTTTACGGCAACATCCTCTATCAATAAATTAAAAAACTCACTTACTATACCTCTATATTCAGTATAAGAAAGTTGTCTATCTCTTTTTGTTCCCTTTACTTTTATGTCTTTTTTTATATTGTTAAATACATCCCTTAATAGAACGTATTTATCTTTATATTTCCTTAGCTCCATACTATCTTGTTTTTGCCCTTGTTGACCTAGCTTTAGCTGAAGGTGCGGCCTGCATTCCACGCTTTATATTTGCAGCTGCTATGCCTGGTATATTATCATCTACAGTGTTGTTTGTATAATCTTTACCTACAGTTAACATCATGTTAAACTCTTTTGCTAAAACAGTTTGCGTTAAAGTAGGTATTAACTCATCTGGTATAGGATAGCCATTAGGACCGTCTTGTGGTTGTGATAAAACTGCCCTTACCCTTACAACCCCATCGGTTAAGGTTTCATTTTGTCCCGAATAAAAATATATACGTCTGTCTTCAGACTCATCTACATCATCTTCTATAACAGCTATAATTCTTTCTGTAGAGGGCCCAAATCTAGATTCAAAGAAAAATTCTTTATCTGGACCATAACATAGTGGAACAGATTGTTTTTCTCCTTGTATTTCTACTTCAATAGAAACTATTGCTCTATTGTTTGAGAATCCTAATAATGGAGGAATATTAATAAAACCAAATCCATTCTCGTCTATAGCTTCATTTATTTTTGAAGTTATAGCGCTTGATATATACCTACCACCATCTGTATACTTTAAAAGTAATTGCGCTCTATGATAATGTATCATAGCTTGTATTTGTCTAATAGATATGTTAGAATCTAATGTAGCAGCACCCCCTTCTAGTATGTTTTTAATGTTATATGCTATTTCGTTTAGTGTCATATTTTTTATTTTTTTTGCTTTAGACAAGAGGCAGGGCGAACACTAACCTCTCATCACAAAGCAGGGAGCAAATTTTTTATATATTAAGCTGATTTATCTCGTTGTTACCAACGGTATATCTTTCATCAGCTGTTGTTCCAAGTATTTTTCTAGCAGCAATTTGGCAAATTTCTTCTACACTACTTTTTGGCATATGTGTAACAATATTTTCAGATGTACATTTTCCCGAAACATAATTAAAAACAATCATACCAAAATTACTTTCTCCTCCAGCAGCTAAATTAAGTCCAAATGGAGATAAATCTAAATCTGGAAGAAAGTTGTAATAATCACCTGTTCTTATAGCAACACGATTACCTGAGTTAGGAGCGTTAAAAGGGTCATTTATAGAGCCCTGATAATCATCAATGCTAATAATCTTAACAGGCTCTGTTTTAACCTTTTTAATAAAACCAGGGCCATTAGTTGAAATAGTTGGAGTATTTACATTTTGAACATTAAAATAATGTATATCAATTGATATTACAGTATTTACGTCTGGCCTATCTCCTTCATCAATAAAATTATTCCATTCAACAGAACTATCTGCCCCTAATGCAAAATAAGGACCAGTGAACCTCATGTCACAAGATAGTTTGCTCATTGGATGCGCGTTATATGTTATAGACCAAACTTCAGAGCCAAAACCTGTTGGAGATGGATTAAAAAGGCCACCTAACCAATTTATAGGACCCCAGTCCATTTGACCCCCGTCCATTGCTGCGTTTTGTAACAGAAACGCTTCTTGAAAAAGACTTGAATTGTAAGCATCAAAATAAGTTAAAGTTCTAACAAATGCACCTAAATCATCTCTTAATCTCTGTGTAGCTCCAAACTTATCAACTCTCTCCTGTGTAAACTCACTTCCAGCCATGGAAATAAAGTCATCTATTTCTTCATTAGACATCCAAGGAGTATCCCCTTTATCTAAAATAGTTCTAACTCTATTATATAAATCGTTTACACTTTCAATTATTGCCATGTATTACTACTTTTTTTTACTTGTTTTTTTTGTTGTAGCTTCCTCCTTTTGCTCAACTAAGTCCATCTCTACTTTACCATTACCACTCATTTGTGACTTTAATAAAGCATATATATCCTTATTGTCTTTTAACCATTTTATTACTTGGTCTTCAGAAATACCTACAACTTGTGAGCCATACTTAAATGTATCTTTTTCCCACTTAATAACACCATTTTCTTGTGCCTCCATAACAAACAGTCTATAATGTCTATCATCATCAAACCATAGTGCCATAAAGTTTTCTGGTTGCTCAGCAGCTATTTTTAAAACATGTGCTTTTAAGATATCATCTCTAGAGTCTAGGTTTAATCCAAGTAGTCTAGATAAGTCTCTTACTTCTTTCATGTTTAATTTAGCAGCTTCCATTACAGCATTAGCAGAAGTCATAATTGCATTAGCTTCTTGCTCTTGTCTTATAATAGCATCATCTCTCAACCAAGAACCATTTAAAACTAATGGGTGGTCCATTAAGAACTCATCAACTAGTTTATGGTGTTCTAAATTAATATTTAACCTTATTACAGGCTGAGTGTTTGGAAATCCTCTGTGTGCTACACCATTTACATCAGTGTATGTATGCATTCTACCAGTTTTATCTTTATAGTTTCCAAAGAAAACATAACTCATTTTTGTAGGGTTTTTACTTCTGTAAAATACCAAATGTTCATTTTTGCTCATAATTTATTATTTTAATTTTTGTCCGTGTTTGTGAGTCCATTTCAAACCTGGCCCGCTTTTTTTTATCAATATATTACTCCCACCTTTTGGTGTAGACTCGGAGTGTTCCTCTACTTTCCCTGTCTTAGGGTTATATTTTAATATTATTTTTCCCATAGCTTAATACCCACCCCCTCCGAAGAGGGGATAAGTATATAAATTAGTTATTAACTAAACATGTGAGAACCTGTACCGTCTCCAAAAAGATTTCCAGAAATACTCCACTTAGAATCAGAAACACATACAAATTTTAGATGTCCCCCTAGGAATCTACCATCTGTATCTGCGTCTAATGTTAATATATAATCCGCAGCAGCTGGTATATCAAAACAAGTTGTATCTATGTCTTCATTTAATGCTACTACAGAACCTTTTTCATCTTTATCAATCTTAGTTATCATACCTGTGTAAGTATCAGCGCTTGAATCAGCAGTAATTGTACACGTACCTGTAAAAGTAGAAGTAATATAAAATTCATATACTAAACCTACCTCTGCAGCTGGTAAAGTAACAGCAATTCCTGCAGCTCTATCTAATGTAAAAATAGTACCAGACTGGTGGTCTTCTACATTATAAGTTGCTGTTGTAACTGGTATTACTGATTGAAATTGTCCGTTTAAGGATTTTAAGACTTGGTCTCCATCTTGAGAACGTCTTACGTTAAACATTTCATTCATTTGTTATTTATTTTAAAAAGTTAAACACTTAATTATTTTTTAAATAAAAGGAGAGTTAAGTGTTACACTCTCCCTTCATTAATCATTTATTACGTTGTTATAGTATCAACTGAGCTTAATACAGACATACCATCTCCAGTAACATCATCTTTCAATACGATTACTGCTGAGTTTTGTCCAGCTATAGCTCTAGTAACATCTAACACAACGCTTTTTTCAGTTGCATCGTCAACAGTTCCTAACGCAAATTGGATTTCTCCAGCTCCGCCATCTGATTTTGTAAACGTAATATGTAAAGAATTGTCGGAATCAATTTCGACTGTCTTTATATTAGCTATGTTTACACAAGCTGCGTCATTAGCTGCTGTTCGTGCATATATAAATCTTGCATTCATTTTTTTATATTTTAAAGGTTAAATGGGGCAGTTACCCACCCCATTATAAATTAATTTACGCATTCGAAAGAATACCACAAGATAATGGGTTTCTTAAGATAATACCAGATTCTGAAAGAATTTGACACTCAAAGAAATCATCACCATTAGCAGCCATCATTGAATTATAATCGTAAGGATTTACCATACCAGGTACATATTTTTTAACAAAACTTCTGTTAAAACCTTCTGCGCCTTTAGCGATTAACTCAACATTAGCAACGCCATTTTGCATTCCCATATCTAAAAATACCATTTTTCCTGACTCATTTGAAGAATCAAATGTAGAAGAAATAGAATTATGTAAGTTAGGGTCGTCAAATACTGGACAGTAAGATAGAATCATTTTGTTTCCTAAAATATTGTACTCAGTAAAGTTAGCGCCTAATTCTACAGAACCACCACCTTTACCAGCAAACATAGGAGCTCCAGAACCTACAGTAGCTAATAAATCTTTCATAGCTCTGTGGAAATCTATTCTTCCTTGTGTTCCTGTAAATACTGTAAATACATTACCTTCAGCAGATAAAGCATTTTTAGAAAGTGTTCCTATAAAGTTAACGATATCTTCTTCTGTTAATGCACCAGCTGTATAAGTAGCTTGGTTAGAAGAATCAATTTGTGCTAGTATACCATCACCCATGATTGGAAGTCCAGCAGTAGCAGCTCCAGTATCACCAGGGTAATCAGAAGCGTTAGACATACTTTTCTTTCCATACCATCTTTGAGCTTCAAGCTCATACATAAATTGGTCAGTCATTTGTTGTTCCTTAGTAAAGTACCATAATCTGTGACCATTAGACTCAATCCAAGTAACATCAGTTAAATCAGAACCCATAATTTTTGTTTTCTTACGAGATAGAGTTAACCAGTTCTTGTATGTATCTGGGTAAGCATAGTTTTGTCCAACCTCAGAAGCTAATGAACCTTGATTAAAAGCACTACCAATAGTACCAACTACATCACCAGCAACTAAAGTAACAGATAAAGCGTCAATAGCTCTTACTGTAATAGTGTTAGTAGTATCAGAAGATGTAATAGAAGGAACATTAGTTACAAGCGCAGTAGTTCCATCAGAAAAACGAACTACGTCATTAACATTTAAGTTATCACCATGAATACCATTAGTTGGGTCGTGGTCAACAACAAATGTTTCTGTAGCACCAGCAGCAGCAGATAAAGTTTCACCAGTTTCAACTATAGCTGGCTTTCTGTATCTTCCCATCATTTTCCATTCAAAAGCGTAATCGCCAATGATTTTTTCTGCAGCATTTCTACCTGCAGCTTCTAATAAATATGTTAAAGAGAAACGTGGATATTGTTGAATAAGCTTCTTGCCTATTTCTGGGTATTTTAGTAGGTTGGTCACTAACGCCGTTTCATCAGTAGTGTCTTTTCCATACGTACCCGTATATATTTTTGCCATTTTTTAAATGTTTTTAATTTGTTTTACAATAATTTAATTTATTGTAACAAATAAAATAGCATCGCATTTTTATTTATCACTTCATGAACTCAACAGGGTCAAAGCCAGATTTTTTCTTGACATCAACATGTTGACTTCTTCTACCAAGGTCGGGATTAGTAATCTTATTAAGTACTGAGGCTTTGCCTTTTTCCATTCCTTGACCACGTAACATCTTAAAAATTTTGTCCTTGTATTTCCACAAGAAGGCAGCGTCGGCAACATTGGCCACATCGCTATACACCTCTTCGGCAAAATCTCCAGAAGTTATGTAGTTATATAATTCTTTCTTATCCTTTGTTTTCACTTTTCCTCCAAAAAAGTCTTCTTTACCTTTAATATATGTTTGCAAAGACCTTCTTGTGTTTAAGTTTGCTTGTTCTTCTTGTTGTCTTTGTTGAGCTTGCTTATGTCTTAGTTTATCTCTTTCATTTACAATATAATTTTGTAAATTTTTTCTAATCATTATAGCCTCTCTCTTTAACAACCCAGAGTCACTTAATCTATCAAGAGTATCTTGAACTTCTTCTTTTTCTAAACCAGAAGCTTCTAAATCACTTTTAACTAGTGAATTATCATCTAGCTTAAGATAATCTTGTAAGTTTTGTATAGTGTCATTAACTGGAGCAGGAGTTTTAATAGCTTTATTTATAGCTTGTTTAAACTCTTGTTCATTTTTAGCCTGTACACCAAACTCTTTTCCTAATGCCTCCCAATCATAAACAGCCTCTTCAATAGACTCTTTTTTCTCCTCTTGCTTTGGAGCTGGGTCCCAATCTTCCTCCTCTGGCTTTGCTTCTTTTTGTTCATTTTCTACACTACCCCACTCAAAACCATCTTCGTCAACCTCTTCACCCTCTTCTGTTGTTTCTTCAGAGGCTTCGGTTTCTTCAGTTACCTCTTCAGTTTCTTCTGTTTTAACCTCTTCATCGTTTGTAAACGCTTTTGGGTCAAATGCAGGAATCTCTTCCTTATTTTTTTGTTCTTCTTGAACAGCAGTATCTTGTGCTTGTTCAATTAGGTCTTCACCTGATTTTTCTTTTTCACTCATAATTTTATTTTTGCTCTTTGCTTTGTACAAAGATAGTTAATTTATTTTTTTGTTTTTGCCAATCTATCTTTTCTTTTCTCATCTCTATCTTCTTTCATTTTCTTTTCTTCCATTTTCATTTTATCTGCCCGAACAGTTTTATCATATTCAGATTTTGCAGCATCTCTTTGTATAGCGCCTTTTAGTCTATCACTAACCATATTAGCTTCTAAATCAGCTTGTATATTAGCTACCTCAATTTTAGCTCTTGTGTTTTCTTTAGCAACTTTTAGCCTTGCTTCTGAATCCATTTGTTTTAATTGAGTTTCGTGTTGCATCTTAGTTTGCTCTTGTTCTGCTTGAGCTTGTAATATAGATTGTTGTTGTTCTTGTGCAGCTTTTGCTTGTGACTGCATTTCTTTAATACCATTCTCAAGAACATGTTCAGCTTCAGAAAGACTATCAGCTTTTAAAACTTTAATAACATCTAATAAGGTAATACTACCACTTTGTAGTGCAGCTTGAGATAATTGTGTAACAGCTTGTTTAATAGCGTCGTCTTTAGCGCCTTGATTAATATACACACCATAGTCATTTAAAGCTATATCTGGTAATATATCTAATAATTTAAAAGCGCCATCTCCTAATACATATCCAAGTCTTTTGCCTTGAGCCCAACATATTTTCATTAAACCACACACTCTTTCGATAACTCTCTTTTTAACTTCAGAGTGTTGAAAGAACCAATTTTCTGTAACTAAGTTAGACTGCATAACAGTTCTTTGTACATTACCCACAGCTTCGTATTGAGCAACAGCACCTTCTCTTTGTGGTGATATACCACATACCTGACCAGCTGTTTGTTCTAACATTAATTTTAAATTAACTAATTGTTGAACTGAGTTTGATAAAGTAAAGTCTACTTGCTGGAATTGATTAAACCTTGCTGTGTCTTGACCTTCATCTCTAGAGTTTATAGGTATAATACCATCATTTTTTATGTGATATAATACTGTCTGCATATCCATACCTATATTAGAAGGCATTTGAGAAACATCATATACCACAGCTTTACCACCAGCTCTTGATAGCGTAAGTTCTATATGATACATTACAACATTGTATAATGTTTGTATGTGTTTAAGAACATCTACTAAACTTGTAATTCTACCTGCAGACATATTGTGAGTACAACCAACATAAGAAAGTGGAGTAGAGCCTGCATCATCTACAGACCTTACTTGGTTTGGTCTTCGTCTACATCTAGTTGTAATTCTACCACCTATTTTAGTTCCTTCCCAAATATCATCTACATATTTAGTTTCTATAGTTTCTCCTTTTCTTGGTCTATAAGAATCATTAACAACTTTTCTAAAAGGATTATCTGGGTCATATTTATTTTCAGAAACTTTAAACCTTATAGCTCTTATAGATTTCCATTCTCCTTGTATAAGCCTTATTCTTACGCCAGTAGAAGCGTCATAGTTTAACCATTCTATACTTGTGTTATAATGAGCTAATTCACTACCTGAAGATATTTGTCTCATATTCTCAAGTTCCATAACATCTTCTTTTGTTAACTCATCTCCAAACTCGTCTAGTATTTCATTAACACTTAACCATCTTTGTTCTACCACCCATTGTGATTCATCAATATAATCACTCTCTATAGAAGAATCAAAAGCTATGTTTCTTGGGTCAACACGCCTTACATGAGGGTCTCCATTCTTAACATCTATTTTATAAAAAACTTTACCTAATACAAGAAAGTCTCTAAATCCATTTTTAAATAAATCTTTCCATCTGTATTTTTCTTTCAAATACTCTATACCACTTTCAGCAACAACTTCTATTGCCTCTTTGTAAGTATATCTCATGTAAGTTTCTATGTCGTCTGGAATATCAAAATCAACATTATCTTGCGTGATATCCATTCCCATAGTTTCGTTTATTTCCTTTTTTATATCACCTAACATTTGTTCCATAACCATAGAAACCTTAGCGTCTTTTTTTCTATTAACAGCAGATTTGTTTATAGAACTTACTTTAGTTTCTAAAGGTCTACGCAATTCTTCACTTGTTAATAAATCAATCTTAGGAGCTATAATATTATAGTTGGTCATTCTAGCAGGGAAAGGTGTTCCATACTGGTCAGTAATATGCTCATAGTCTTTTGGGTCAAAGTGACCGTGATAAGCTTGATAATTTCTAATATCTTTAAATCTATCGTTTATATATAGATTGTTATTGTATTGAGCAATATAAGGTGCCATAGCATCTAAGTTTTGCTCACACCATTCTTTTGTTTTTTCTTCGTCGCTAAGCAGTTGCCTAGGAAAATTAGTGTACGGCATATTCTAATCTTTAAATGGAACTAATCTACCACCATCTCTTTTGTAGTAAACAAATCCAAGTTTTTTATCTTTTAATTCTTTTTGTCTTGCTTGAGTCTGGAATATATCAATATTATGAATTAAACACAAACCAAAAGCTATAGCCCTATCCGTGTTTCTTGTTCCATAATCAGCAAGCTCATTCAACAAATCTATGAACCATATATCATCAACATTAGTTTTAATATAATCGTCCATGTACTGCTCCATAACGGCCTTTGTTTGTTTATTCATTTGTAAACCAAATCTATTTCTAGTTAAGGTTCCAGGCGCGTGTGCAGTTTTGGGTTTTTCTTTCATATATTTAAGAGCTTTCTTTCTCTTAAAATAATCTATAATCCCAATTTTTGTATACTCAATGAGCATTTTAGCATTGTAATATACAGCTAATTTAAGACATCCGTCCCAAAATTCTTCTGCTGTTTTAGGTCTTTCTGTATATTCAGCAACAACATAATCACTAGGTAGGTCTGGTGAAACAAACCTTCTGAATATAATAGCGCTACCCATTGATGTTGTAGACTCTGCTGTGTCTTGGTCATACGAGTCAATACCACCTATATCTAAACCTTCATAATCTTCATTAGGGTGGTCTAATATTTGGTATGGACCATTTCTATCTGCTATCCACTCTACTCTATCAGTAAACCCATCTTCATCATCAAACACCCATTCTATTCTACCTCTTTGTATTTGATTCTCTAGTTTTTTAAAACTCATTATCCTACCCCTTTGTGCATTTATAAGTGATAAATCAAATCTACTTCCTTTAGTTTTTAAGAAAGCCTCTTCCACAGTTAAAGGATAGTTTTGTATATGCAAGTTATAAGCCTTGCTATTATCTCTACCTTCTAACTTTTCTCTTTCTTTTAACAACTCTTTTCTTGCACCTCTTTCGTCACTAATACCTGTATTTACATCAAAAAAACCATAATAACATACAGAAGCAGGTATAAACAGTGGAATTAAGTTAAAAGAATCTGCATTGTAATACATTTCCATAAAATCTTTAGAAGACGCTTCTATATCACCACCTGTTCCACCAATAACAGGAACACCAAACTGTATGTTACCATCCATAAAACAAGCTTTAGATGACATATATGCATTTAACAATTCTTTAAACTCACCAGCTTCTTCAAATATCATTACACTCAAACGTTCACCTTTAAAGACTTCTGGATTAGACATTGTTCTACAATGTATAGCAGATTGATATCCACCTATATTCCATTTACCGTCTTTTGTTTTTTGTTTATATCCACTTTTAACTACATCCGAAGTATCTTTCAATACTGAATGTTTAAAGTTATTATGCTGTGCATTTAAACCTTTTTTTACTTTGTCAAAGAACGAATCTGCAGTAACCTGTAGTCCTGCAGCAATTCCCACCTCATTATAAGGATAGAATGTATATTCATGCGCACATAGTGCTGAATTCATATAACTAAAACCTTTATCTCTGGCTTTAATTACAATCATTCCTTTTTGCTCATCTTTACATTGCTCAAATGTGTCAAAATAAACTTTATCCAAGTCTCTATACCAAGGAGCAATTAAAGTTTTTCTATTTCCAGATTCTGCACCACTATTACCTAATATTTTATAAAAATTTAGATAATAATAATGCTTACCTGTTATTTTATCCATCCCCTTTGGCTTATAGCCATTCTTACATCTATGAATCTGTTCCTCCCAATACTCCTGAAAAGATACCGACTCGGGGTCTAAGTCTGGTATTCCTTCATATACTATAGGAGCATATTTTTTTATACTTTTTGACATTCATGTCTTTATCTAATCATGCTGCACAATTCCTCCCCCTTTATACCTAATATCAATTTTACCACCTTTTTTCATGTAACCCATTTTGTTTCTAACGCTAGTTGGTAACTTAGAAAGACCTTTATTTCCAGCAGGAACTGCTTTTAATTTACCACCAGCTTTATACTTAGGTGTCATATAAGCAGATGCGCCTGTATCTGTTTTTGTTTTTTTAGTTGATGTATTTTTTACCTCATCTAATGTTTTTGTGTTGTATTTTTTACCTTTCCACATAAATGTTTTAACACCTGATTCTCTTGCTTGTTTAAAAGCTTCGTTAAATGTTCCAACTGATTGCGGTGTTGACCTTTTGCCATCTTTTGCCATAACTTTATATTTTAGATTTTATGTTCATTTGTTGTTCTAAATAACTCATTTTTGCTTCTCCTTTTATTTTTTTACGCTCTCCTCTTCTTTCTATAGCATCTAATAATTTTTGTCTAGTGTTTAATACTTTCTCTACACCTATCATTATTTTCTGCATACTTTCCGCATTATCCTCGTTAATTTTTACATTTTTCATTAACTGAGTATATTCATCTATCTTTTCATTAAATGCTATTAACTGCGCATCTAATGGGTCAAACTGCAACTCCTTATACCTTTTAATTGCATTAGCAATTTTTTCATTTCTAATTCCTTTCCAATTATAGGTATTAAACACAGCTTTACTAACTGACTTTACTTGTTCTCTTTCTACAAAGTGTCTGTATGGTGAATCATAATCACATACTAAAGCCACCCATAATATTCCTTTCAACCCAAATTCTTCTACCACCTCTCTAAACTCTTCAATAGCATACAAACCATCGTCTGTTTCTATAATTTCCCCCCGCTTGTCAATGTTTAGTAAATACATACTATGTTGTTGTGTTCAACGCTACAAACAATTCTAATTTACAAGTATCTGTATTAGCAAGCGCAGTTATAGTCTCTATGTCTATTTGTGTAGCACTTGAGTCATGAGCAGAATCACTTGTAAAGAATTGAGGGTGTTCTGTTGTTGTATTTGGTGTTGCAACTATAAAGCTTCTACCAGCATCTAATCTAAAAGCAGCAACAGAAGCAGTTGAACTTTCTTTTTCTATACCTATTGTAATATAATTAGTAGTATCTAAATTTGTTATTCTAATATACTCTACATCATCTTGGTCTAAAGTTGTTATTCCAGCTGCAGCAGATGCAAATGTTAATAAGTTTATTTCAGAAGTTGGAACTTCTACAATAGTTTTTAAACACTGTGTAATATCGGATATTGTTTTAGTGTTTACAGAACCCTGTTCTTTACCATTTAAATTTAAAGTTTCCTTTATTTGAACTGTTAATGTAGCCATAGTTTATATTATTTAGAATCAGTACTTGCAGCAAAAAGTTCTACTTTACCTGTCCCTCTAGGGCAAACCACTTTTACTTGGTCTATATCAACTAAGCTAGTTCTACACTCTGTCGTTGTAATATCATTAGTGTCATCTACCCTCATAGCTAACTGGTGGTTGTAAAGATAAAAAGATTGACCTGGTTGTAATTCATAAGCAAAATTCATTTCATCACTCCCATCATCTTCTCCAAGAATTTGTATAACAACAGGTTCGTTACCTAAACTTGTTATTCGAACATATTTAACAGAACCATCATCTAAAACATAACCAGCAACCATTTCTGCGTGAGTTGATACTGTAGCATAAAGAACCATATTGCTTCCTTGGGCAAATGATATAACTCTAGAAAAAATATCTGTAATATTATCGTATCTCATTGTTCTAGTAGTTCCTTGTTGTCTTCCCTCTAGGACAATGTCTTCTGTGTGTGTAACTCTTAATGTAGCCATTATTTTTTTATTTTAAATTTTAATTTCCAAACCCCATGCTCTATATAAGTGTATTTTTCTGAAACATAATCACCTGTGTCGTAATTTAAAAATGTTTCTACTCCCTGATATTGCCCTCCACCTACATAAAATATTTTTTTATCTTCTATTTTATAACCTTTATCTATTAAATTCATTACTATCTTTTCCTCTTTTTTTGGAATAGATTCAAAGTTTTTAAAAAAAGTTTCGTGGTATAAATCACCTTTAAAAGATTTGTTTATACGACCGTATTTGGTTTTTTGCTCTAACATTCTTCAAAGATATGAAATTTTAATAACATGCTAATTTCTGTTTTGTGCTATAGTTGAAATAACTTTGTTAACTGATACAATTTTACTACTTTCTGTTGTACTACCAGAATTATCAAAAATTATATCACCCTTACTTTCCGAATAAAAAGCTTTATTTACAGCTATAATAGCTTGATAAGCACCTCCTTTAGGAACATCTAATCTAACCTCATCTATCTTACCTGCTGTTCTTTCAAAAAATAAAGATATTATAGAACTTGTGTAATCACAAGCTCCTATATAATTTTTAATTGGATAAGAATATATTTTTCTGCCACTTGTACTTTTTCTTCTTACAGCGTAAACTTTTATTCCACCATTTAAAAAATCATCATATACATCTTGACCGACATTAGCGCCTAAAACAATTCTAGAAGCTGTTGGCTCTCCATTAACAATACCTATAACAGTTGGTGTAGTTTGTTTTTGCTTTTCTCCAGTTACACTATCTCTTAATTTTTTGTTATAATATATTTGGTCACCTCTTTTTAATTTTAATGTAGAAAAATCTACATAAGAAGGCCTTTCAGTGAAATTAGTGTTATCTAAATTTGGAGTATTAGGTGTAGAAAATGGATTAATAAAACCTATATTAATAGATTCGTAACAAACAAAAATAGCATTATAATTTTTCATTTAACAACAATTTTACTAAAAGTTCCTACAGCTGTTACATTATTAACATCAAACCTTTCTTCTGTGTCAGAAAATACAATAATAGGGTCTACAGAGCTACTAAATAACTTTCCTATTGTTTTTAATACCTCATCTCCCTTATATGTGCCAACTGTTAGGGGGACTTTATAAGAAAAAGGAGCTTTCTCAAAATACAAATTTATAAGTGTACTTGAAGAATACTTCCCTCCCACAAAACTACTAACTGGTAACAGCATATAATCTGAAGCGGAATTCTGAAAAAAGACATATCTTTCCATTTTACAAATATAATAAAAAAAATAGGAGGCCATATAGACCTCCCAACCATGAAAACTGAATTAGAAAAGAACTATAAATATACGAATTATAATTTTAACGTTTTCCGCCAAAATATTCTACCGCATGCCCCTCTCTAACTAATATTTGATTTACACTTATTTCTTGGTCTTTTTCTACAAATAACTCACCTAACACTCTACCAAACTTACCTTTTCCGTGAGACTTCATAATAATCTTATCGCTAGCAAGTATTTCTTTTAATCTTTCTTTTGTAGCCAAACCTTTCTTTTTTTCTTCTAAATCTCTTGTTCTAGACTCTGGCGCATTAATTCCGTGCATACGAACACGTCTTTTAATATGCGTGTCAAAGCCCAAGTCTATCATTACATCTACTGTGTCGCCATCTACCACACGACTTATTTCTACGTTATAATTGTATTTATCTAGTTTCATATATCTAAATTTGTCGGCGCGTCATCTATAATGTGTTTCTTTATCCAAACGCGCAAGCGTTTTAAAATTTTTTTATACCACCCACTAAGCATATACTGCGGCTATAGTTACAACTCCTCCGTATACTTCCTCTCCATTTGCCTGTGCTAATTCTATTAATAAATAATTTGTGATATCTGCAGTGACCTCTGTAATACTTATTGTTGTGCCTATATTTCCTGTACCTTTACTTGTAACTGTTTTACTGTCTATATCTGCCTCATATACTGTAACAGCAGATGTTGCGCTACCATATATTGTAACACCAGTGGCTTTAAATCCAAATGGTATAGGTACAGAGGCATATAGTGGAGAGGTTGAAAAAGACTCCACCCACCTGTCACTACCTGTATCATCTATCATTACAGGCCTACCCACATCATCTGCTATAAAATCTCTTGGTAGTATTTTTATTTTTTGTATACTACCATGCCAACCATTATCATAAACACATTTTAGACTAAAAGTCCAGTCTACAGCTGATATGTCTGACGATGGAAATGTAGATGTTTCATTATCAAAATCTATATATATCTCCTCACCTGTAGCAAATTCTTTTGTTAAATCTTCTAATACTTCTTTGTGTTTGTTGTTGGTAATAGTAAGCTCTACCTCAAAATTGTCTACACCAGAATTTCTTGTATTTATTGCCATAGGTACAAAATACAACAATAACTTATTATCAGCAGAGGGATTTGAACCAGTAAAATTATTTAATGGTAATATTAAATAACCTTCTGTTTGAGAATCTGTAGAGCTTTTATTTAATTTTATATATTTTTCCATTAAACTATTTGAACAGTTATTGATAAAACATTACTAATTCCTGATGTAGTATATTTACCACTTACATCATCTGCTATCTCTATAAAATAATTTTCACCTGTAGAAAACTCTTTCATAATAGATTCAAACACAGAGCCAGCTGAACCACTTGTTGTAGTTAATACCACATTATCCCTACTAGAAGCAGAATTTGTTCTAAAGTCGTGCATACATTTAAAATGTAATACTACCAAATTTGCGGTTACAGTATAACCACCCATAAAACTACTTAAAGGAAATAAACAAGAAGAGGTTTGGTCATCATCATCAGCCACGTCAGATACAGTTCTGAAATATACATATTTTTCCATTCTACAAAACTACGAAAAAATTTTTTTTATATTTTTTTTTAATATACAAACGGTTGTATGGACCTTTATACTGTTATAGCCCCACCCTCTCTCATTCTTCGAGCTACCGTACACTAAAAACAAAATACTTCACAGCTCTGTAAAAAGGATTGTTAATATTGTTATTATATATTGTATTAACTAACTAGGATGTTCACTATCATCTATGTAGATAAGTATATCTGCGTTCTAACGAACCACATTATTCCACTATATTCACAATGTGTGTCTAGTGTAGTTTCGTAGTGTATATTGTATTGTATATTGTTTAGGTGATTTGCGTGGTTTATATGTACTTGTTGTCCCACTCCCGCCCAAGTTACGAAATATTTTTGACATTGTCAAGTGTCGTTTGTGTGTAATATCTATGCGTATACTATTTGGGTGTTATGTATGTTTTGTTATTTTATATCGTATTATTAAAATCTTTTGCTATGCTACAAAAACTAGAAAGGTTGTCAGGTAAGTTCCTTGACGCCATCACAAGTAAATATGTTACAATATTATTGCTATCAGTATTATTCCTCACATTCATCATTGGTTGTGTTGGTTATGCTGTAACACATATTATCTAAAGGATTGGTCAGTAGCCTAAATAACAACTGAAGACACCGAGATGTGGATAAACTATAATCTAAGGTTAATCACTATCACCTCAAGTATAGTGCCAAATTATTATACTATGGACAAATCACTGTATACAGAATACGAAATACAACAACTGCGTGACTATGGTTATGTCAAGTATCCTGTAAAAAAAACAAAAAAATGAAAAAGTTATTACTACTATTACTATGTGCTCTATTGCTCACATCTTGTGCTTCATCTAATATGAACGCTTGTTGGGGTAGCAATGGTAAAACTAAAAATGGTTTATACAAATAGGTTTGTACTCACCTGTAACGAGTATTATTATTAAATGTAAATATTATGTCAACACTATTAACTTCGCTTACTGAAAAAACTAAAGGTGTAAGCGACAACTTACAAATCAATTACTTAGACAGAACGCCAGGTATCAAAGAAGGTTCTTTGGTGTCTGTCAAGCCTACTTTTAGGTTTCATATGAAAGATGGTTCACCTGCTCAATCCTTTGACGCTGCTAATATTATTCTGGTCAACAGAAAATTAATCAACAACGAATGGACTGATACTAAACTACCATGCTTTGCAATGAACTTTGCATCAACTACAAAAGATGATAACAGAATGGTATATTATACTATGATATTCCGTAACACTACATCTGATGACTTGGTCAAAGAAATGATTAATGCTCACAAAGATGGTAGTCCTCTTGACAAATCAAAGGCTCTATACAGCATTATCAAAACCAACGGCTATACTCCTAGTAACTTCTGGGAATCTATTGCCAGTGGCGTGCCTATACAATTTGCTCAATACAAGCGTAACAATGGACAAATCAACTTCGTAGATACTAAGTATTACAACGAAAAGATTGTCACAGCTACTACTAGCACAGACGCTTTGCCAGAGTAATTACATATTGAATATTGGGGGACACTTGTCTCCCTTTATTTCAACAAGGTTGTTCCTTACGGAACGATTTATGTATTTATCCTTCACTACATTACGGCTAAATTATTGCCGTCCCAAAGAATTCACTATCATTATGCGCGGTAATTTTCCAATTATTGTTATTTTGTTTTTTGGTTCTGCTTTGCCTTTGTTTAACTAAAAAAATAATTATTATGAATACAGTATTTGCTATACAATTTACTAATCATTTGTACAGAATAAGTATAGATGATGATATGAAAGACGATAAAATATTAGACAATAAATTATATCTAAACGCTCATGACGCTATTCTTGCGTTACAATCAATATTAGACAGATTATCAATAGACGAAGAACGTCTTATTGAAGAAGGTATGCACGTGTACTCAGTAGCGTCATACGAATTAGTATAAGATAAGGATATTAGGTTACAGGTTGGTTCATTTTTTTTGTTAGTCAGGTTAATATTTCATAATACTAGCCTGTAGCCAATTCCTTATTAAACTTTTTAGAGAGGTGCTCGTCGTAAGTAGCGGTTATTCACTCAGACGTACGTGTAAGCTGCAGCTAAGCACGTGAGAGCCTCTCTTTTATTATTAAACGTTCATAGCGAGCCATAGGTAAGTATGGTGACTTAACAGTCAGTTTTTACACATAATTATTAGGGGTACTTATCTACCCCTTTTTACTTAAAACTTTATAGAATGGAAATGAATATTATTGAAGCCTCCTTCGTGGCATTTGGATTACTTGTATTAATCTTTATGTTCTTAGGTTGTTAGTTAACTTATTATTAAAATTTAAAATTTAAAATTATGTCAAAAGAAGAATTACGACACGCTACTCTTATAGAAGCTTTAAAAGAATACAGAAAAACTATAGACAGTAGCTCTATGTACCAAGAAAAAGATGTACAAGAAACTATATATCAAATTGAAGACTTAGCTAATAATAAAGCTGTAGTTATTGATAAAAACTATAGACCTAAAACTATTACAGGTACTGCTCATGTTGAATGTTATGAAATATATAAATTGTTTAAAACTTTTGTAGAAGGTGTTGAAACACCTCCAATAAAAGCCAACCTAAAAGACTGTACATCTAATTCTCCTATTTATGCCTCTCTTTTAATAAAAAACTTTAATAGTTGGGATAGAAATAGAAGAATAGAAGAGGTTGTTCTTAATTTAATAGATACGCTTGAATATTATATAACTGATGTACATAGAAACTTCTTAACTACTATACAAACAAAAGTTAATGGAGAGCTTTCAAGGCGTATAGCTGAAGAAGAAGCTGTGAAAAAAGCTACAAAAAAAATATTAAAAGATAATATAGATGAAAATAAATGATGAAATGCGCAATGGTATTCCTTGGGAAGCTATTGAAGATTACTATGATATATTAGAGGAGCCTGAGTGGTTTTACTTTCATTGCTCTGATGATGTGTCATATCAAGTTACCAGTAAAGGAGAGTCTTTTGCTGATGAAAAATTATTAACTAAAAAATTATATAAAAAATGTGTGGATTAGTAGGATTTAATGGTAAGGCTAACACTAGTGTGTTCAAAGCTTTACATTTATTAGCAGATAACGATAGTAGAGGTGGGCACTCTACAGGGTTACTTGCAAATGGTAAAATATACAAGACTGTTGAAGAGTCTATGAATATATTACCTATGCTTAAAACAAGTACAACAGGTAGTGTTCTTATTGGACATACAAGGTATGCAACTCACGGTGAACACACTGTTGAGAACGCTCACCCTTATCAATATGGTAATATTATAGGCGCTCACAATGGTGTTCTATCAAACTATAAAGAAGTGGGTAAGAAGTTTAACATCAAGAAAACTACCGTTGACTCTCAAATGATATTCAAAGTTCTTTCACAGACAAAAGATGATAACAACTTAGGATTATTTGGTGGTGCAAAGAATGTATTGTTTACAAAAGGTGACAATAAATTGTATATGTATCGTAGAGACAACCCATTGTATTATGTAAAAACAGAAGATGGTATATACATCAGCTCTTTGAAAGAAGGTCTAAAAACTATTGGTGGTAAAGGCTGTAAAATAGTGGAAGTCACTGAAAATGTGTTATATACGCTTGAGGATGGTAAAATTGTTAACACAAGAAAAATCAAACACAAGCCTATTGAATCTGAAGTTTCTATAAATACTGATTGGAGAAGTTATGGTTCTAGTAAGAGTTATAACTATTACAACAACTCACTTAGATACGATAACTATCACTTTGAAGATGATGATGATTTAGACAAAGAACATTTTGACGAAATCAATGAACACGCAAGCTTTGTTCACGATTTGTATTGCACTGATAGATTTAGTGATGAAGAATCTACAAAATTAATGGAATTGTATAACTATTTAAACACTATGGCTTATGAGTACTATTAAAGAAGAATTGCAAGAATGTGTATGTGGTGATTGGTATCCAGCAGATGAGTGTTATGAATTATACAACGGTGGATTTGTTCACAAAGATAAAGATGATTATGTAATGCTTAGTAGTGACTGTGACAGTCTTTGGATGCATGAGGATGAAGTTATATATTGTGATTGTAATGGGGAATATTACCCTGAAGATGAATATTCTGATTTTGAGATTGAGTTTGACCACTATGATGAGGTGTATAGATTCACTGACAATATGCTTTGGGGTTACTATGAACGAGGCTCAGAAGGTTGGTTTTCTGAAAGAGCTGACTATTCATACTCTAGCAATAATGATGTGTATTTTATGACCGAATATATTGCAGAACGTATGGGTTATATATATTCAGACGCCAGAGAAGATTGGATACACGAAGATGATTGGGATGAGGATGAAGATGGAGATGGCGGTGCAGAATGGGATAACACTTGGAATGGTACGAATGAAAAAAAGCTTCATAAAACCTTTGGTATGCCGTACACCTTTGGCGTGGAAATAGAAACATGCGATGGTTATATGGATTTTAATAAAGATTTGAACCTTAAAGCTGTGCATGATGGTAGTATTGATGGTAAGGAGTATGTTACAGGTTGCCTAAAAGGTAACAGTGGTGTTAATCAACTTCAGGATATATGTAAAAGTATATCTGACTCAGGTTGTACCGTGGACTCTACTTGTGGTATACATGTTCACATAGGTGGCGCTAACTTCAATAGAAGATTTAGTATACTATCTATTATGCTTGGTAGCATGCTTGAAAATGAAATATTCTCTATGCTACCCAAGTCAAGAAGTAAAAGTAGTTATTGTCTAAAGATACCTAACAAGTTTTATCAGTTAAGAACTGTTAACAAAAGGTTGTATCCAAGGACTTACAAAAGAATGCTTAAACTTCTATCTGAATATGTATACGCAGAAGATTCTAATTTCGATTCTCGTAACAACAAGAAAGGTCACCATCCATACGGTAGGTATTGTTCCTCTAGATATAAATGGTTAAACCTTAACAACTGTAGTTATGAAAAGACTGGTCCTGACACTATAGAATTTAGATGTCATAGTGGCTCAAAAGACTTTGAGAAAATCTATAATTGGGTTTTAATATGTATGTGCTTTGTAAGGTATGTAGAAAATAATTCAAGACAAATTATAGAATCTTACAATGCGTGGATAAATGGACATCGTCCACACGAAGTATCAGGTGGAGTAACTCTGCGTGACATAGTCTCAGAAGGTCTTGGTAAGGACGGTATGTTCTTATTAGAATATATAAATAAGAGGAAAGACAAGTTCCTTAAGCAGGATTAATCGCTGCTCAATTAGAAAGGTGTGTGTATAAGTTAAATGTCCTGTTAACTTAGTTACTCATAGTGTTCGGTAACACACACCTTTTTATTTTATTTTGTTGTTCACTATCATATGTTAAAAACTTTATTTTATTATTAACAATTATTTACTTAAATTTACATACCATGAAAAATATTATACTAGTATCTATTGTATTAGTAGGCGTGTGTCTATTAATAACTTTGACTAAACTTGGTCAAAAATCTCTTCTTGTAGAATCATTACAGGAACAAAATAACAATCAAAAATTATTTATAGAACGTTTACATGAATCTATTGAATATAACTATGCACAACAACTTGAGTTAGAAGTTATGGAATTAGGCGCTCAACTAGATTCAATGAAATTAAAATATGATTAATTATGAAAAAAACAATAACAATTAAATTAACTCGTAATCAAGCTATACAATTAAGTACTTTAATAGATACCTCTATAAGTACACCAGCTGATGAAATGTCAATGTATTATAGTGATAAAAAAAGATATAATACCATGAGAAAAATAGTAGATAAAATATATAACAAATTATGAAAAAGTTATTTGATTATTTTTGGAAAAAATACCCTAAGAAGGTGGGTAAAAAACAATGCAAAGAGTATTGGAAAAAACTAAAACCTTCTCCTGAATTATATACTATTATGATGGTTGCTTTAGACAAGCAAAAGAAATATAAGGATATATGTAATGCAAATAATGTTTTTTGTCCTGAATTTCCTCACCCTATTAGGTGGCTTAAACACGAAAGATGGGAAGATGAGGTTCCAAATATAAAAGAAACATTAAACAATTCAGTATATGTTAAACCTAAATACAAAAATTATGATGAAAGATAAATTAGATAAAGCAATAATAGTAAATTCTATAGAAACTTTTAATGCTATAGAATATTTTGAAAACTTTAGAATGGAAGAGTTAAAACAAGATGACCAGTTTTATATAAAACATATGATTAAATACATAAAATATTTAGAGTTCAAAATAAGTATTAAAAATAAAGCTTTGGGACTATGAACTCTAACAGATTAGAATTAGAAAGGATATTGCTTGGTAAGTTAATCAACAATCCAGAAAATTATTATAATAATCACTCTTTGTTAAGTCACTCACTATTTGAGAACTCTGACCACATAAAATTATTTAAGTTGTTAGACAAACAATACCAAGATAATGGTAAAATAGATTTAACAGATTTTTATATGTCCTTTTCAAATACATCAATAGCCATTGAAGTTGCACAAAAATGCACAGAAATGGCTTATGATGGTTCTACTTGTCAGTCTATCATATTGGTACTCAATCAGTTAAGTAGAAAGAAAGAGCTTAAAATGATTTGTATGCAAACTATAGATAAGATAGATAATGATGAAGATTTATTTGATACAGTAGACTATATAGAACAAAATGTTCATAAAATAGGTAGTGTTGATAACAATGAATTATTTTCTATTGGTGAGCAAATGCCCAGTATGCTTAAGAATTTAGAAAAAAACATGAATTCTAGTGGTATGACTGGTATACCTAGTGGCTTTGAATCTATTGATAAGTTTACAAGTGGTTGGCAAAAACAAGATTTAGTTATAATTGGTGGTGCCTCATCTATGGGTAAAACCAGTTTTGCTTTAAATGTAGCTGTTAATGCCGCCCACATAGGGCATTCTGTTGTTATATTTTCTTATGAAATGTCTGTTAATCAAATGCTTATGCGTATGATAAGTGGTGACACTAATATTAATAACAAACATTTACTTAAAGGTACTATATATGAAGATGAGTTAGTTAAAATACACCAAAGTGTAGGTGGTTTTGAAAAACTTAATATGTATATAGATGAATGTAGAAACACATCATTAAAATATTTACTAAACAGAATAAGGCAATATGTTGTTGCAAAAAAAGTTGAAATGGTCGTTGTAGACTATCTTCAATTAATATCTTATAGTATGCGCGGTAGGACAAGAGAACAGGAGGTATCTCAAGTTGCTAGGGCATTAAAGAATATAGCCAAGGAATTAGATATAACTGTAGTAGCCTTATCTCAACTATCTAGAAATGTTAGTAAAAGAGAAACAGGTAGACCAACTCTAGCGGACCTAAGAGAATCAGGTGAAATAGAACAAGCTGCAGATGTTGTAGCATTTGTTTATAGACCTGAATATTATGGACTTAAGACTGATGACAATGGCAATAGTATAGAAGGCATGGCTGAGATAATATTTGCTAAAGGTAGAAACATTGGTATTGGTAGTAAGTACTTAAGATTCATAGACTATCTAACTAAGTTTGAAGAGTTGTCAACATTCAACACTTAATAACTTCTAAATTATTTTGTTTTTTTCTTTTGTATATTTGTATTTATTTAGTAGATTTGTACAACTATGATTAGGTTTGACGACACAGCAAAAAGGCTATCTAAAAAGTTGAAAATTAGTAAGGAGCTTGTAAAGAAAGTTCTTAACAAAACTTTTGATGAAATAGAAAACAATCTTAAGCGTGATAAAAATTTTATGTTTAAGGGCTATGTTAAATTTGTCAAGTCTAAGCAAAAGAAAAAACCGATTACAAAAAACGAATTATTTAATTTAAAAACGAAAGACAAATGAAACCGAATATAATTATTGTTGGACCATCAGGTTCAGGTAAATCTAGTTCAATACGAAATTTACAACCAGAAAGAACAGCTGTTATTAATACTGAAAGAAAACAGTTACCGTTCAGGAACGCAAAAGACTTTATGAACGTTCCAATTAAAAGCGTGGCAGAGTTTCACGCAGCTTTAGATAAAGCTATGTCAAGTGATAAAGTAGATACTATAATCGTAGAATCTTTTACCTCTCTTATAGAAATCATATTTAGAGAAGCTGATGTAAGATACAAAGGCTTTGATGTATGGAGTTATTACAACAAAGAGATAGATAAGATACTTGATAAGTCTAAAAACTCTAATAAGTATGTTGTATTTACTGCTATAGATAGCGTTTATGATGGGGATAATGGTGTTGAAGAGCGTTATGTTGCAGTAGATGGTAATAGATGGAAGAAAAGAGTTGAGAAAGAGTTTGTAGTGTGCTTGTTTACTGATACAAGAAAAACAGATAATGAAGTAAGCTACAGATTTAGAACAAACACTACGGGTAGAGATTCTGCAAAGAGTCCTATGGGTATGTTTGATAGTTTGCACATAGATAACTGTTTAAAAACTGTTATAGATAAGTGTGAAGAATATTATAAATAAGTTTAACTAAAATCGAATAAAATGTTTCCCAAATTGAATGAAACCAAATTAAAGACTCCTGATACTAAGTCAGATTACTTAGGTGCAGGAGCGCACACAGTAGAAATTAGAAAGTTTAAAACTAGTGATGAGGTACCAGGACATCAAGGCACACCATATACAGAATTTATGGTAGGTAATGACTCTGGTATTGCATTTCTAAAATTCACAGGTGTAGACAACTATACTAGTGAGGCAGCTGCAAGAGTTAGAACAGAGATATTTAAGTCTTTCCTAACGGCAGCAGGTTGTATAAATTTCACAGACCCACATATTGCTTGTAATTCTATATTAAACAATAAGGTTGAAGTGTGTTTAGCAAAAAGGGAGTATTGGACTACAGACAAAGACACCAATAAGCCAGAAATAAAATCAAGGGTAGAATACAAATTTGCCAGTCCTCACGGAAGAAAGATAACTTTCAAGGATAGTTACAACAAACCTATGTCAGCTGAAGAAAGAGCTAGATATGATGATGCTGTAAGTCTTTCAAGTGTAGGGGGTGGTGATGATGTAGAAGTACCATTTTAAAATTTAAGATATGAAATTAGTAAATTATTTTACCTCAAATGCAAGACAATTAGATAAGTTCAAGTTAGAATTTAGAATGTTAGGATTTACTTTTATAGAATTAAAGTTTGATATATCACGAAAGTGTTTCAAATTTGTTCTATTAAATGTAGGAATAGCAACTAAAAATTGTGTTTGTTAAATGGGTGGTAAGCACTTAGCATATATAAAAAATGGTAAAGTGACTTATCAAAACAAAGAATTGTTTGATGACCACATGCTTAGTTACGAGGGCAGAACTGTAGTTATTACAGTGGGGGAGCAGAGAAAGAGACGTAGTCTTAATCTCAACTCGTATTATTGGGCAGTGGTCGTCAAGCTTTTATCTGAAGAAACAGGATACGACAAAGATGAAATGCATGAGGTGTTAAAATCTATGTTTCTTAGAACAAGATATCAAATAAAGGGAGTATGGGTAGACAGCACTAAATCAACAACCAAGCTATCTCACAAAGAAATGAATGAGTTTATAGAAGAGGTTAAACGATTTGCGTCTACAACATTAGGTTTATATATACCAGACCCAAACGAAGTTGATTATGAATAGTTTTTTTATACTAGGTAATGTTCCATCAAGTAAGAATGGAAAAAGGTGGACAGGAAAGTATCTTATACACAGTAAGACTACCATGAGATATATAAAAGAAACCAAAGATGATTACCTAAGACTAAGAAAAGCATTTACAACTGAGTTAAAAAAGTATGAACCCCCTTATATAATATCATTTAAGTTTATAAGAAACAGTAAAAGAAAGTTTGATTATGTCAACCCTTTACAAACAGTGCAAGACCTTATGGTTAAGTATCATTGGATAGAAGATGACAACGCAACATTCTTATTACCTGTATTTGAACCCTATGAATATAATAAAGTTAAACCAGGTGTATTAATCACCATAAAACCGAATAACAATGACAAAGAGAAGAAGTAATACTCACTATACTAGATTGTTAGATTATTTAAAGCAATTTAAAAGCATAACAAGTCTAGATGCAATAAGAGATTTAGGTAACACTAGATTATCAGCTACTATATACACACTAAGAAGTGATGGATATAATATAGAAAGTGAAGATATTAAAGTTAGCAACAGATGGGGTGGTTCAACCACTGTATCAAAATACACATTAGTATGAGACCAAAAATAAAATTAATAAAAGACGCAGAAGTTACAGATAAAACTTACTACGAAGACTGTATGTATATGTCTAACTCTATGCTTAAAATGTTTATGGAAAAATGTCCTAGATATTATGTTCATAGACTAGAAAATCCTTTAAACCCTTCGGCAGCTATGAAGTTTGGAACAGCTTTTCATATGCTTGCCTTAGAGGGTGTTGATAAATACAAAGAACATTATGTTGAAGAACCTGATGTAGACAAAAGAACAACATTAGGTAAGGTTACCTTAGAAAAGTTTAATAAAACATTAAACGGTAGGCAAATTATTTCTATGAAGGATAACTTAAGAGCTATGGGTATGTATGCAGAGCTATCAGAGAATAAAAACTTTCACCTTATAGAAAACTGTAATGAAATAGAGAAGATATATTTATGGGAGAATAAAGATATAGATATTCTTTGTAAGGGTAAGTTTGATGCTGTTAACACTAAGGAAAAGTATATAGTAGATTTAAAGACTACAAGAAATGCTTCTCCAGAAAACTTTACAGAATTAATTATGAATGCTAAGTATCATATGCAGGCGGCGTATTATCTTGATGCATTGGGGTATGACGATTATTATATTGTCGCTATTGAGAAGGATGCACCGTACTGTATATGTACTTACAAGCTTAGTAAAAATATTATTAAACAAGGTAGAGAGCTTTACATGAGTGGGTTGCAATACTACACTAGTATATTAGCTGGTCCAAATGAAGTAGAAATGCTTGATTATAATGGAGGTGATATATATACTTTGTAGGTGTATTAACTTAAATAAATTATTATGACAAAAATAAATCCAAAGAAACTTTCAGAAGCACTAGCTTTAAGTGAAACCAAAAATATATATGGTGAAGAAGCTATGTACAGAAATAACTACGATGAGTTTAGAGGTTTAGTAATGCATGACGTTGTTAAGGATACTTACAATAAAATGTATGAAAAATACTATAAAATCATTATGTCTGCAATAGAAGAAAAAGAAAAATGGCAGAGTTAGTATTTGTATACGGAACCTTACGAAAAGGTCACGGTAATCATGTGCTTTTAAAAGATTCAAAGTTTATTGACTATGGTTTTACAAAAGATAAGTATGCTATGTATCATACTGGTATACCATTTGTTAATGAACATGAAAAGGTGTCTAACATATTTGGTGAAGTATATCAAGTATCTGGACATGTTTTGGAAATGTTAGATTTATTAGAAGGTCACCCTTCTTGGTACACAAGAAAAAAGATAGCTGTGCGTGGTAATAAAAAGAAACACCACGCATGGCTATACTTTAATGATGATAATTCAGGTGTACTAATAGAATCAGGAGACTATGAAGATAAATGAAAAAGCACACTAAGATATATTTAAAATATTTTAACTATGCTTTAGACGATATCATACCATGCACGGTATGTAATAGACAAGCTGTTGACATCCATCACATTGAAAGACGTGGGATTGGGGGGTCAAAAAACAGAGATTACATAGAGAATCTTGCAGCCTTGTGCAGGGATTGTCATGATAAAGCTGAAAGAAATAAAGAGTTCAACTTAATGGTAAAAAAACGCCATCTAAAATTATTATAATGAAATTAACTAAAGAACAATCAACAGGTAATGAATCAATAGACAACCTGTTAATATTAACGTGTAGACTTGCTAAAGTTAGCGTAAGCGATTTATTAGGTTCTACGAGAACAGCTAAGGTAGCAGAAGCTAGGGTTTGTGTTGGTAAAGTATTAAGAGAATGCTTTGATTTAACCCAAGTAGAAGTTGGTGAAATACTTAACAGAGACCATGCTACTATACACTTCTACGAAAAAGAACACTCTACAAGAGTTAAGTTTAGATACTATTCATCTATGTACAATGAACTAAAAATGTTTGCAAGAGATGAGGGTTATGAAGTAGACTCTTCTTCTGTAGTTAGGAATTCTGAAGTAGATAAGTTGCGTATAGAAATATCTACTTTGCGTAGTCAAAACAAGAGACTAAGAAACGAACTAAAGCTAGTAGAATCATTTAAGAAAAGTTTATTATCTTTGTGATAACAAGAAAAAAAGGAATGCGTAGGTTGCAAATTGATTTTTGCGTAAAACATAATACCGAAGTTCCTTTTTTCTAATTTATAGGCACATTGTAAAAGAATTCTGCTTGTAATCCATTGTTCTTACTCCATATAAAACCATGCGCCCTTTTTATATTACCCACATATCCTTTATCATCATGCCATTGGTCGGTTGCGCACATACTACCTAAGTTCCTTACAGTGATTCCACTATACTCTTTAGTGGCACCAATCTTATTGTGATGAACTCCGTGTAAATGACCTCTATGTAGCTCTACATAATCTACATCACTCCACATTTCTTTAAACCTTTGAGGTAGTATTTGAACAGCTTTCTCAGCTTTCATCTTATGTCCGTGGTCAAACGCAATAAGGTTTTTACCGTATTTAAGACCTTTCATTAGCGGTCTAGTGTTATCTACTAGAACATTGTCATTCTGCTCGTAGAACAGCTCTAATGCGTCCCCTAAGTACATTATACATTCTTCATCGTGATTCCCTGGCATAACAACCACATGAACAGGGCATATTGAAGCTAATTCATCTATAGCCATTATCATAAGCCTTCTAGCTCTTTTATACATTTCAATATGGTGGTCACTATTAAACTGAGGAGTCCCCTTAGTAGTGCGCGGTATTGGTTTATCTCCATCTGTATTTAACAAGTCATTTCCAACTACAAACAATATCTTATCTATAGTGAATGACGATGCTCTCATTAATAAATGGTCTATAGCTTTCATTAACCTTTCTTCTGCAATATCCATACTATACTCATCACCTATGATACCAATCTTACCTAAGTGCAAATCATACGCGCCAATCTCTAACAAGTGTGGTGATTCATCTTGTCCTTTAATTATTTTTTTGTGCCGAGGAACTCTTTTAACATGTTGCGACAAGTCTTCCATCAACTCTCTTCTTGTAAGTTCTAGATTTTTAAATGGGTTGGCTCTTTTTAATTTTGCTTTACAACGGTACATTGTAATGGTTACTGGTTTTCTTTCATTATCAAAACCTGTTTGTTCGTATGTACCAATGTCGTACCAGTCAACTTCCCATTCACTATCATTGACATCAAAGGCTTTCAGCAAATCATCTAATGACTTTACTCTTGTTGTATCTTCTGCTATTATAAATCTACCTTCTGGACCCTCTTCCATGCTTAACTTCTCTTTCTTTTTAGTTCTATTATTAGAATGTGAACCCCTTATTGTTCTTGCAATACTTCTTACTTGTTCATAGTTAGTGCCAAACATTGCAGCAGTATTAGCATAGTCTCCATTTTGTTTGTCAGGGTTTTCTAGTAAATACTTTTTAACTTCTTCTGATTTCTTCATAATCTGGTATTTTTATTTCTTCTTCACAAAATAACATAATACTTCTTTCATCTATACCCATTTCATCTGCTAAGTTTTTTATTTTAAATCCTACTTTTAAATTATTATAAAATAGGCTTACATCGCATATATATATAGATGGGTGTCTTAGTATATGGTATTTAATGTAAGCTTCCATAGAATCCACTTGTTTAAATGTTCTATTATCTAAGTTATTTTGTTTCAATGGTTTTATATAGGCAAGTTTTAAAATATCGTCGTCTTTGTTTTCTGATGGATTGTTTATGGTAGATAGGGAGCCGTCTGTATTGATTAAGTCCCACTTGCCTGGTAGATTTTTAAGTTTTGGGTCTAAATCTGATTTATTTTCTGTAACAAATACAGCAGCTATTATTAAATGTGTTTTTGGTTTCATAACAAAACGTACCCAATATCCTAATTTTTTTTTAAAAAAGTGTATAATTATAGTGGTTTTATTAACAAAATAGTGTTAATTACTACTTTTTACCCCTATTTCTAGCCCTATTTCTTTTTTGAGCCTCTAATATAAGACTTCCGCCACGAGTGTGGGACATGTCTTTTTTATCACCTTTTCTACTTAATTTACTTTTTTTATTTGCTTTATTTAAAGAAGCTCTATATTTTCTTCTTTCTGTAGAACTATGATATTTGGTATCGTATGCTTTCTTTTTATCTCTAGATTTTTTATTTTTTGCGTAGAACTTTGCTGTTCTAGAAGTACCATTTCTTTTACCTGCTAATGTATTCCTTGCCATTTTAATTGTGTTGTATTATTCCACCAAGACCTTTTTTCTTTTTTCTTTTATATCTACTAACTCTACCCTTTGTATTTTTTTCTTTTTTAGCACGAGCCTTTTCAGAAGCACTTAACTCACTCCATGTACTTGGTGTTTTTTTTGATACTCTTTTAGTAGGTCTAAATGTATTTTCTCCTTTAGAGTAATCTTTATTACCCCTAGGAGTTCTCCAATCCTCTTTAAACCAACGCTTAAGAGCTAATCCTTTTTTAGTTTTACGTACAGCCATCAGTCTTTTTGATATTCAAATAAACAACCAATCATACCACCGTGTTTCATTTTTTTCTTCTTCTTTTTACCACCTTCACCCCAATTAGATACACCAACTTTTCTACACTTTGCCATAGCACCACTTCTATATGCTGATGTTTTAGGACCATACCTACTTACTACCTTATGATAACATGCATCTTTTGCCATTATTTTTTCTTTTTTGTAGTAGTTCTGTGTACTTTTTGCACATCAAAACTAGCAGTTAAACTTCCACCAGGATGTGGTTTAAACTTACCTGTGTGTTTCATTAATTTGAAAGTATTGTTTCCTTTTTTCATCCAGTGAAAACCAGCTGGAGCTTTTACAGTTTTTTTTGCCATAACTAATCGTGTTGCGAATACATTCCTCCAGATGGTGTAACACACCCAGATTCACAATTCCATTTTCTTAATGATTTATTTATTCTTGAATTAGGGTCTCTTGCTGTCTTTGCACTAGTTCTTCTTTTTTTCATACCCTTCATTCTAGCACAAAAAGACTTTCTTCTTTTAGCAGCTTTACTACCCTTTTTTAATTTCTTAGGGTCTGTGGTAACAGCGGTTTTAAGTTTAGAGCCTGGATTAGCTCTTCTATATGAAGCTACCCCTTTTTTATTTAAACCTCCACTAGGACTTTTACCCTCTTTACGTTGCCACGCAGGTGATTTAGCCATAACTATTTATTTTTACCATTTTTAAGCTTTTCGATGGACCTTCCTCCGAAATAACTCCCCACGATTGTTATCAAAACAAGTTGTAACAAATCTGTCCATTTTTCTTCAACATGAAACTCTATAGTTCCAGCATCTATGAATATTAATAACATAGTACACACAAGAACAAATATAAGTGTCATAGGTCTTACATTCTTACTCAACCAGCTATCTGATTTCATATCTGCAACCCAACGTTCTGTTACATTCTTTTGTAAATCATTTTCAGAATCAAGAATCATTTTTTTCATCTCGTTCTTTAATTGCATCTTTTCTTCTTTAGTTGTCACCACATTGTCTATGATGTTCCCTGCATCACCAACAAGTTTATTTAAAATTCCTTTTATCATAATCCTTTAAAATTGGTTTGTACTTCTCTATACTTTGTTTTGTTATTATCATCTTTATAAGCCTCTAATACTTGTTTTCTATTCTTTTTTGGGTTGTAAGATATATGAATCCAAGAGTAATCAAACTCATTAATCATTTGGTCAAAATCTAAACCCATTTCTAATATAGTATCAAAGATAACTTTATTGTCCATTTCATTGTCCCTTACAAACTGTATGTCCGCCGCCATTCCCTTTGAATGCTGTGAGCGAGAACTTCCCCCTATAGCACGATTCAGAGCTGGGCTTCTGTACCCTGAGGTTATTCTTATAGGACCTATCTTATCTCTAACAGGCTGTATAACATTATCTATAAGCTTCTTTAAATTAGCTAAATGCACCTCTGTAGGCTTATTGCTTATTCCTTTTCTAGCCGCAGTTGCGCTGTTTACAAACTCCCTTAACATAAAGTTTCTACTTAATCTCATGCGTTTAAAAGTTTAGTTTTTAATTGTAATGTAACCTCCGCGCTATTGGTTGCAGACACAGATTTTATATTGTCTAGTATAACAGGCTTTTGACTATCTACATATATACAAGTTCTATTAGTAACTTTTGTATTACTAATATACGAAGGAATTTTTACATTTATACTTGGCTTTGTTACAGATAGTGTTATAGTAACCTCTCCAAAACTTACCCCCTCTATTTGTATTGGGTCTATATTTGAAGTATAATATACAGACATAATTAAGGGGTTTCTTCTGGCTCTGGCTCTGGCTCTGGTTCTGGTTCTGGTTGAGCGAAAGTGTAAGTAATACCACTTTGGGCAATATTTTGGTCCTCTACAACCCAGTCTCCATGTAGCCATACATAATATCTATCATTAGCATCTTTTGTATATAAAGTATATTGATATTTTCCAGGCCAAGGTGCGTAAGGATATCCACTTTCGTTATCCCACTCTATAGTTATTTTACCATCTTCAGTTGTAAGGTTCATATAGCTAGTAACAGCTAAAGCAGAAGGGGCTGATGTAACTTCAGTAACAGATAGGGAAAGATTTAAAGGTGAACCAGTGCTTTGGAATATTCTTAAAAAAGCTTCATCTCCCAATGTAGGGTTTGTGGTATCACTAGTAAAATCATAATCACCACCACCAGCATTTTTTACATTTACAACTAGCTTAAAGTGACTATTTCTCATAGACTTTATTCTAAGTTTTTGTGCCTGATGTGTAACTACTGTATTTGCCATTACTGAAATTTATTTAACGTCAATGTGTCCACTGAATTCTGTATTGTTTTTTTATCTGCATCTAATTGAAACATTACATTTGGTTTGAATCTTTCTTTCTCTTCGCCATTATCAAAAATGATAACGGTCGGAATCGCAGAAATGTCATAATCCATTTGAACATCCATATGAGCAGAAATATCAACTCTATATACCACACAGTCTTTTAATTTTATAAGTTCTTTAAACTCATTACTAGCGTTCCAACCTGCCCAAAATTCTACCACTACTATGTCTTTGGCTATTTTTTTATTAAAGTTGTTAGAAGTAATAAAGTCTTGACTAAATGTAGTTCCGCAAATAAACATAAACACCATCATTAAGATGTATAAGTATGATGATATGTCTATTCTATGAATCATTTTTTAAGCTCTTTTATATCTTCTTTAAGTTCATCTAACTCTTTTATTATATTATCAATTTTCTGTCGAGCCATTTCATCTTTCATATTAAACTCCATACGAGTTGGTGGCCAAGTTTGTGAAGCAGCAGGGTCACCCATATCTATTGTGTAAGTACCTGTTCCTGGTTTTGGTTTTTCTAAAGCTTCTTCTACTTTATCTTCTAACTCTACAAACTTAGAGTTTATACTACTCATTAAACCAAAATAAGCAGAAACAATAGTGGCTATACCTACAGCAATACCTACTAACGTTTTTACGCTAACCTGAAATTTACTGTCTTCTGATAACTCTTTAGCCATTATTTCTTACACTCTTTACATTTATTGTTTCCAGCAAATTTTTCTACACCACTAATACCAAAGCAGCCTAGAACAACCCATACAAATGAGTCGTACACAAATTCATTAATAACTAAATCAGAACCAGCAGCACCAGTTACTAAATCAATTATCATTACAATAACCATAATTAGAAAAGCTATAAAACCTACTACAGCCTTTTCGTTCCAATCATTGGAGTCTTTAAATATATTCATACTTTAAGATTTAGTCGTATTGTTGAGTAAATGAGTCTCTATGACCACCTTTAGATTTTTTTACCATTCCGCCGTGTTTCTTGGTGTCAAAAAAACCTTCAGGTAAATCAGCATCTCTTAAGGGTCCTATTTTTCTATACATTTCTTTATCAAACTTTAATTTGGAAGGAACTTCCTTGTTAAAAGGATTGTTCATCGTCAGTGCATCAACTGGGTCATAACCCAAACTGTCAATTGCTTTTGTATAGTTATAAGCGGCTATAGAATCACTTTTAGAAAAGTTATCATCATCATTAGTCATTCCACCCATTCTGTATTTTTTATTTTTTTTCATATCATGTCCTTTTATATAATTAGTTAAAGAGTCTGGTTGATTAGAATCATCTACCATACCGCCATCATCATAACGTCTTGTTTTTTTTCTTTTTTTATACATAGTTAATCTATTTTATATTTAACAACACCGTCTTGGATATAAAGTCCCTCTGGCTCTTTTATTGCTTGCCCCAACAAGTTATAAATTCTGTTATCTGCTTTTGATTGATTTAATAAATCAGGTAGATTAGATGTACAAGGAAGGCCTGTATCACAATCTAAATACTCTGTGTTTATAATTTCTACATACTCTATTATAGTGTCTGTAGTAAAAAATTCTACATATTCAGTTTCTATTTGTACTATCGTATCAAAAACAAACACATCTACATATTCTATAACATCAATGAATAAAGTGTCTAATACATCTTCATATATAGTTAGTGTGTCTGTTATGTATATATATTCAGGAACAAATGTTTCTACCTCTACTGTGTCTATCACAATTTGAGTTATATATTCTATATCATATATAGTATCTGTTTGGAAGATTGTTTCATATATATAAACAGGAACATCTACATAGACCGTGTCACATTCCTCAACTGGTTCAGCGCATTCCTCAAACGTTGTAGGTACCGCGTCTTGCTCATCTGAAGCGTCCACACAATCTTCCCACCCATCATTAAGATAGTAAAGCCCATTAAGGCCATTAGGAACGCAACCATTAGGACTATACTGAGTCCAATTAGAAGTATCATCTCCACAATAAAATCCACCTTGTTCCACACAATCTTCACAATTTGTTTGAGCAAATCCATAACCAAATACAAATAATAATAATATTAATAACTTCTTCATACTACAAAAATAAGTAATTTATTCCAATCTTAAATTCGTAAACAGGTCGCATCCAGAATCTTTGGTGAGTTCCTTCAATAAAGAACCCTAGATTCTTAGAAAACTTAACACCGAATACTAGCCCCATATCCCACTCTATTATGGCTGGTATGCTCTCCTGAGCCCAATCTTCATCATTATAGTCAAAGCTATAATCATCTAGACCGAAGTGGTAAGGGAGAACATTCATCCAGCCGTGTAACCACCAATTAGAAGACCATTTATAGTATGCTGCACCTACAACAACAGATAGTTCTTTTTGTAAGCCTAACTTACGTAGTTCTCTGTCATTAAATTCATCTATAGCATTACCAAAATAGTGCTTCATAAATTCTCCCGTAGTATGAGCAACCTGTACAGAATCTCCACTAGATATATCAAACCAATCATAGTTTACATATCCTGCTTGACTCCATTGTTCACTTACATACCCAAAGTCCTCTGCAATCTCAGAGAACGGCGTTACAGCTGGGTCCCAAAAATCATATATTGGGAGAAAACCATATGTAGGGTGCATTCTAAAAGCAGCGCCCATTGAGAAATCAAAGTTTCCCAAGCTTTTTCGCCATCTTATATCAGATAGCATATACTTTAAATCAAACTTCTGGTTGTCTACAAATTGAGCTTTTACAAGGTACGAATCACTCAAATAACGTAGGAAATAATCTTGATTTATAAACTCATTCCCTCTATCTCGTACTAAAGATATATTAGCAAGGTACTCAAAGCCTTTAGCGTTACCCACAGGAGCTTTATTTGATATTTGTGACTCTGTTCCATCATAAAAGGTTTTAACCTTGTATTCGTAATCAAAACGAGCCACCTTACGTAATCCTATAGTGTAGTTGTAATCAAAAGGATTAACTTGTGTTATATCTATTAACTCCTTGTCTTCTATCTTAAACATACCATCTTCTAGTGTAGAAGAACCTGTAGAACTTGACACATAGAACGTAGAGTATTTAAAAAAGTTTTTTATCTCTTGAGAGCAACATTTTTTTGGAGTAGCACAAGATATTAATAAAACTACTATTAGTATAAACGTCTTTTTCATTATGGCATATCTTTTAAACCTCTGTAAGCAACTGCTTTTAAGTGACATATAGCAGAGTCACCACTTGATATGGTAACTTTTTTAAATCTACCCTCTATAGTTATACCAGCATCTATAACTCCCGATACAGCTGCTCCAGCACTTCCATCTGTAGCTCCATAATAATTAACCTCGTGAGTATCATCAAAAGATGTAACACCATCAGCCTGTATTGTTCTTGGAAATCTATTTTCTGCAGGTATTAAGTCAGTTAAAGTACCAGCTATCACAATCTGTATAGCAGCTATTTCAAATTTAGGTAAGTCTTTCATTAAAAAAGTATCATCTGCTAAAGCTATTTTTGAGCCAGAAGTTAAAGTTATATTGCCAGCAAAAGAACCAGCACTTCCACTTTCTGTTACAGAATCAATAGTTCCTATATGTTTTATCCTCCCGCTTCCTGTTGGCTCACTACCATATAACTCGTCTCCAGCAGACAAAGAAACATCACCATTGTCATAGGCTATAACTGTATCTCCCATAGCAATATTACTACCGTTATTTACTAACGCTTGTTTTCCTGTTAAATCTAGCGTACTATTTAATATGTGGACTTGACCATCATATAAACTTGTTTTATTACTTGGCATAATTTTATTTTTTTATTACATTATTGTTGGGGTTGCTCTTAAATAACAAATAGCAGACTCCGTGTCCACACCAAGACCACTGCAGTCTATCATAACATATTTAAACCTACCCTCTATTGAGGTGCCTATCACCATAGCGCCGTCATACATTGAAACCCCATCTGCACTAACAGTTCCAAAATCATTTACTGTATTTGATGCCCATGTGTCCAAATCTGGCAAGTCTTGACCCACAAACCTTCTATCTGATGGTGTTAATTTTAATAAATATGTTTCATTACCTATGAAATCAATTTTAACTATTTCAAACTTAGGATAAACATGAACATAATCATTTTCAACTAAATGAATTTTCGTTCCTTCACCAGCAAAATTAACACGATTTGAATCTATAGACTCAACAGTGCCTATTAATTCATTAGTTAAACTTTTCATCAACTTATCTCCAACTGACACTAAACTACTAACGTCAGCATTTAATCTCAAAGACTTTATACCAGCGTTAGCGCTTGCCACAGCCACCTTTCTATTTATCCAGCCAGACAAATCTAAATGGTCTACAGTGTTATTTAAAAAAATAGAGCCATCATAAATAGATGTTTTATTGCTAGCCATATTTTAATTTTTAACTTCTACCTATAGCCGCTTTAGCACCCTTACCTCTCCTGGCAACACCAGGCTTACCTTCTCTTCTGCGGTCTTTAGTCACTCTATAACTTAATTTTGCTACAGAACTAGTTCTTTTACTTTTACTTCTTGAACCTCCAGCTTTAGCATGTGCTTTAGTTGGTTTTGCGCTTTTAATTTGGTCTAATAAACTACCCATTATATTTTATTTTAATTATTAATATTAACTATCTTCACTAAATAGTGCCACTTCATATTCCATGCTACCACTTGATTGTCCAACAAACACATCTAAATGCCCAGCATAAGGTATTAAAAAAGCATTTCCTTCATATACTCTACCTAATAAATTATTAGCATCATCAGGAGAGTTTCCATCTTTTACAAATATTTCTAAATATTCACCAGATGTTGTTGATAAATTCTTTATATATAATACGTGTGCCTTGTCATCATCAAAGTCTGCTTCGTCTATAATTCTTAAAGCAGTTGTAGAACCGTGACTTCTTCTTGATACACCTGAGAAGTTATCTAAACCTTCTGTTCTAGTTCCTGCTTTTTTTAACTGAAAGTTACAGTTTAAACTAAGTGGATTAGAAGTTAAGTTATTAGATGTAATTGATAAGTTAACTGTTGTTGTTGGTGATATTAATTTTGTTGCCATATTATATTATTTTTTAAGCTTTACCTAATTCGTTTGAAGCTGAATCAGCATCTACAGTTTCTGCGAATATACAATATTCAACAAAATCAGCTGCGTTTGCAGTTGTAACCGTTATATCTGAAGCTGCAGTGTGTCCTTGTATAGGAATCAAACAGCTTTTACCCTCCCAAAGCTTTCCAACAACACAATTTTGAGCAGAAGCATTAGTTGCTGTAATAGTAACGTATACACTACCATTTGTAGTTGTGTTAGGATTATGTATCCATATCCAAGCAGCTGCATCTGCAGCGCCGTGTAAATCAGCATCAAATACTACTACACCTCCATTTGCAGCCTCTATTCTTCTTACCCCTGTTGTGTTTTTTAATCCTGTAACATTATCAATAGCAGTCAATTCGAATGTTTGACTGATATTAATATTATCTGAAGTCAACCCTGTACTATTTAAAGTAATGGTTGCTGTTGTTTTTGGTGTTGTTGAATACGCCATTGTCTTTTGATTTTATTATTATACAAATATACTAAATTTTATTATATGAGTTTTTAGTCTCTAGCAAACCTCTCTCTTATAACACTAGGGAATAACCTAGCTAATCTACCCCTAGCTTTTGATTGTCTTGCTTCTCCATATTTAGCATCTCTTTCATAAACATCTCCTGATACTAATTCTTTTATACCAAATACCATATTTTCTCCTGTTTGTAGAGCAGGCATAGACGCCATGTACCTCCATTTATCTACATTAACCAATAAGTTCATGTCCCAAAATAACTTATTTAAATACTTACCTACTCCAGTTTCATCATCACCCTCTCCAAATGGTTTTAACGCGGCTATCATGCAAAGAACCAACATAGAGCCACCTGCACCTCTAGCAAATCTTAATATAGCTTCTTGTCTGTGTTTAGGCAGTTTACTGTATTCTTCTTTAAAGTCTCTTGCTCCAAATTTTCTTTTATTATACATAACATCTAAGAAAAAATCAAATGAAGCTCTATAAGCACCTATATAACCCCTACCACTTCTTGTTATTTTTTCTGAAGCCAATCTATCCATAACAAATGTAGGTAGCCATCTCTTAAACTGTAGTATACCATGAAGTATACTGTAATGCTGTATTAACCTTTGGTCTAAAGCTGTATAACCTTTACCCTGAACTTCATATACTTTTTGTTTCATTTCGTCAGCTTGATTCTCTAAAGCTCTAAACTCAGCTTCCTTGCCAGGTATAACCCTAACCTCACCGTCAACTACCTCAAAAGAATTCCATTGATTTTCTTTTATCATTCCAACAAATTGTGTTCTTTGTATATACTTTTCAGAACCAGTCATAAAAGCAAATACCATTTCACCAAAACCACTAGCAAATAAATCCTCACTAACTTGTGCTTGAGCATCAGTGATTAATCCAAAGTATTTTGTAATAGCTCTCGTTTTATCTGCGTTTGTTTTATTAAAACCTTTTACCCCAAAACCAAAATATCTTCTTTCACCTACAATCCAACCAACTCCGTTCTTTTTATCCTTTAACCCTTGTTGTCTAAAGGTATTGTATTTACCAATAGCAATATTACCTACTGCTGCAGTAAAATTCAAACCAAGACCAACAAACATAGTCCATTTATGTAAGGCTTCAAACAC